CGTTTGCTGTAATTGGTGAGGTATTTGCAGTAATACCAGCGTTTGCTGTAATTGGTGAGGTATTTGCAGTAATACCAGCGTTTGCTGTAATTGGTGAGGTATTTGCAGTAATACCAGCGTTTGCTGTAATTGGTGAGGTATTTGCAGTAATACCAGCGTTTGCTGTTAATACGCCAGTGAAATTACCACTAGCAGCTTGTAAATCAAAAACTCTAAAATATTGAGACATGATTTTATTTTTTAATAAACTTGCTTGGATTTTTTTCAAATTTTTTAGCTAAGGCGACAATTCCATTGATTATTTCTGGAGAAACAACTCCTATGATCCCGTAGGTGATTGCTTTATAAAGACTAGAAATATCAGTTTGCTCAAGTACAAACCAAGCTATACCAGATGCAATAGCTGCACTTAATATTTTTTTAAGTTGCTCTAAAATAGCTAATTCTCTATCAGAGGATAATAATCTTGCTACCATTGCGGCTGCACCAATTAAAGGTATTACCCATCCTCCATTTATAAATTCTTTAAAAAGAGATTTTTCTGGCTCCATTGTAAATTTATTTACACAAAAATATTTAAAATAATAAAAAAAATAGCTCCACTATTTTAGTGGAGCTATTAGAATGAATAAACTTATGATTTTAGTTGTTTTTATTTATCGTTTTTGGCTGTGAAGACTGTTTTTACAATTTCTTGACCATCTTTAATTTCAATTTGATCAACCCTACCACTAACTCTATTAGCGCAAGCCTTTGCCCACTTTAGAGCGTCCTCAAAAAATGAATTGTAGGATTGTTGATAATTATTTTTTGAATCGTATACTCGATATACCAAATCGTTTTTAATTGTAGACATTTCTTTTTAATTTTAATGTATGTATGTTTCTATGATAACGTATAAGATGACGTAAGTTAATACTGCTTTATTCATTAAATTGACAATAAAGCATGTTTAAATTGAAGTCAAGAATTTTCTGGAAAAAATTCAAAAGCAATTCTTCCAACATAAAATTCATCATCACTTATGATGCCCTCTATGATGATTTTTTCATCTAAAAAAAATATTTTTTTAATGTCAAGCATGTATTTTTTACCATTTAAAAATAAAAAATGAATTCCATTATCAAAAAATAAACGGGAATTTTTAAATATTTTATTTTTTAGTTTTTCAAAATTAGAAGTGCTGTCTATAATTTTAATTGAATTTTTCATATTTCCAACGTATTTTTAATATATTATTTTCTTTAAAGAATTCACATTTTTTATCATATTTTTTTAACCAATTTATAAAATTTCTTCTTTTATTTTCTCTATCTATATCAGATGATATAGAGGTTTTATTGAGTTTTTCTTGTGCGAATTTTAAAATTACATGAAATGCCTGAATTATTTTATTGGGAGTAAATTCGGTCGAGTCTCCATAGCAAAATTGTAAAGATAAATCATCTGATGATTCAAGTAGGTCTTCTGTTGCTTCAAAAAACACTATAGCTAGTAGTTTTTTATTTTCATAAATTGTAAAAATATTATCTGATTCGTATAATGAATTTAAAAGATCTCTGCTTTTTATTTCTAATAAATTCTTAGATGTGATTTTTCCAAAATCAGCAGGTTTAGATTTTAGTAAAAAATCAAATAATTTTTTATCTATTTTTTTATTTATTTTAATTATTTGTTTAACTTTCATCTGTTTTTATTATTATAAATAAAAAAGTGTAATATTAAATATGGGCCAAGGAAAAACAAAAATTTCAAGGAGTTTGCTTGATTTGCAACCATCTGCTGTTTTGGATTTTTTTAGAATTTATCCAAATACTGTAATTAAGCCTAATACTTATATATCTATTCATGGGGGTTCGGATTTTGGGGGGGCAATTTTTTGGCAAGGCATCAGCTATCAACCAGTACCAATAGAAGTTGAAGGTTTTGAAATCAATGGTAATGGACAATTATCGAGACCAAAAATTAGAATAGCTAATGTAGATTATTTAATCACATCTTTGCTGCAAAATAATGAAGATTTGATTTATGGTAAAGTAGTTAGAAAAAGGACTTTTTTAAAATATATAGATGATATTAATTTTGATGGAGGCAATCCATTTGGTGAAGCTGATCAAAGCGCAGAAATTGCAGAAGAAGAGTATTTAATATCGCAAAAAACATCAGAAAACAAATTATATGTAGAGCTTGAATTAACTTCTCCATTAGATTTAGATAATTACGAAGTCAACAATAGAGTAATATTAGGTAAATATTGCTCATGGTTATATAGAGGCGAAGGATGTAGGTATAATAAACAGCCAATAGAACAAGAAGATGGCGCTAATTTTTCAGTGCCAGTTGGCTCTAATCAAAATATTTGGTCATCAACTAAAGTTTATTTAAAAGGTCAATATGTGTATGTTGAGCATAATAGAATGACAGTTAATAACCAAAAATTAAAAACTTATTATGTATCGACACAAAATGGAAATATAAATAATCAACCAGAGAATAACCCATCTTTTTGGCAAAAAGATGGATGTAATAAGTCAATGACTGCTTGTAAAAAGAGATTTGGAGCTTCCACACTACCTTTTGGAGGTTATCCAGGAACAGACGGCTTTAATTATGGATAATATAAAAAAAACAAAAAATATCAAATTGATTTTTAAAACAATAGCTGATTGGTCAAAAATTAATTTAGGTATAGAAATATGTGGATTTGTTGGGTTTGATGAAAAACAACAGAAATATATTATTCAATTAGAAAAAAATTGTTCTTCAGATCCAAGTAATTTTTTTGCAATTGACGCTTTAAATTATTTAATGTTCAAAACTAAGTATTCTATTGTCGCCGTGTTTCATAGTCATATTTTGGGTGATGAAGAGCCTTCTGAATTTGATATCAAAATGTCAGAAAATTGTTGTATTCCATTTTTAATTTATTCTTTAAATAGTGGTAAATTTAAAATTTATGAACCCAAAAATAAAGAATATGATGTAAATAAATTAAAAAACTTAATTAAAGAAATATGACAAAAATTATTTTACATGGTATTTTAGCAAAAGAATTTGGTGATAGTTTTGAAATGAATATTTCAAGACCAAAAGATGCTATTAAAGCTATTAATGCTAATTTTATTAATTTTGAAAATAGAATAAGAGAATTAGCTTTAGAGGGTTTGAATTATATTATAATAGTTGATAATAAAAAAATACAAGATATAAAAGAATTAGAAATAAAAAATAAATTCAAAACAATTCAAATAGTTCCTTTGATATTTGGTGCTGGAGCAGCAGCAATTGGAGCTTTCGTGTTAACTTCAGTCGCTTCTTTAGGAGGTGCAGCGGCTGCGGCTGGAATGGCTGCATTTTTAGCAACAGGTGCAGGTTTTTTAACTTCTGCTTTAGTTGGAGGATTAATATTAGCTGCGGTTACAATAGGCTTGCAAATGTTACTAACGCCAAAGGGAGAAAAAATAGATCCAGTTAAATCATCAACGACAGCTATAAAGGAATCATTTTCATTTTCAAATAAAGCTAATGTCGCTAATCAAGGTTCAGTAATTCCAATTGGGTATGGAAGATTGAAGGTTGGTTCGCAAGTAATTCAATATACAGTAAAAAGCTATCAGTCTCAAGTTAAATTTAGTGATTTCGCTCTAAAAGCAAATGATAATAATGTTGAATCCGTATCGAGCAAACAATAATGAAGCACTTATTAAAGAAGGTTGGTATCCAAGGAGCAAGAAGACGAGGGAGGCAACAAAAAGCACCTCCAGCTCAGTTAGATCCTCCAGTTTTAGGTGTGCATAGTCTAGCTGGATCTTTTGCTCATTCAGAAATATTAGATTTGGTTTCAGATGGACCAATAGAAGGTGTTGTTGATCAAGATGGTAAATTATGCAATGACGATATATTCAAGGGTATATATTTAAATGATACAGTTGTTAAAACAAAAGATAATAAGTTTAATTTTGCAAACGTATTAGCTCAAGCTAATTTTGGAGAAGAGACCCAAAGTAAATTAAGCAACTTTAAAAATGTATACATTGATACTACATATAATTCAGATTTATTTGGTCCATATAGACAAGGTGGACAAGTAGATAAATTGACTGAAAATAAAAATATTCTTACTGATTCATGGGCTTTGAATAGAGGAAGTCAGCCCTTAGAGTATAGTGATAGTGAGGGTAGTGATGATAGTTCAAGATTAACAAAAAGGAACTATACAAATTGGAATACTTTAGATCAAAATAATGAAACCGCAATACCAGTAACGCATATAATTTCAAACCCAAATGTTAAACAGTGTTTTGTAAGTTTATATATATCAGCTCTTTCGGATACGATGTCGCAGGATTTAGAAGGAGTCACAAACGCTGTTGATAAAAAATTAAAAGCAGGATCTAAATACCCATCTGTTTTGTATGTAGAAGTTGAAACAGGAAAAATAAATCAAGATGGCTCACAACAACCTCATGGTGTTTTTGTATTTCGATTTGTATCATTGATTCAATCAGAAGTCGCCGTAGATTTAGGAAATTCTGATGCTTCTTCTTTTGGATCATATTATAATTGGATTAAAACAACTAGTCCACATATTTTTCAACCATTTAACCTTCCAGATGTATCATTATCTGGAAAAGAACAAACTTATGAAAAAAGATATATCAAAGTGACTAGAAGATCTACAGAGACATTTTCTTCATTAATAGCAAAAAAAGTTAAATTAGCAAAAGTTACTGAAATTATACCAATAAATTTAAATTATCCATTTTCTGCTATAATTGGGACCAAAATAGATTCAAGAAGTTTTAGCTCTATACCTTCAAGAATATTTGATTTGAAATTAAAAAAAGTCAAAGTGCCAACTAATTATAATCCAATAGATACGGATGGAAGCGACAAAAGATATTTAAAAAATTCATCACAAACTAAAAAACAAGTCTATAATGGCATGTGGGATGGAACTTTTAAAATTGCATGGACAGATAATCCAGCTTGGATTCTTTATGATCTTATAACTAGTAAAAGATATGGTTTAGGTCAATACATTGATGAAGAAAGAGTAGATAAGTGGGATTTATATAAAATTGGAAGATTTTGTGACGCGGTTGATGAAAATGGATACTTTGTTGGTTCGCCTGATTTAAGGGGGGGATTAGAACCAAGATTTTCTTGTAATCTTCTTTTTCAAGAAAAAACAAAATTATTTGATAGCATAAATGTAATTGCGTCTTTGTTTAGAGGTATTGTTTATTACAATAATTCTGAAATTAGTTTTGTAGATGATAGACCTAAAACGCCATCAGCTTTATTTACAAACTCAAATATTAAAGATGGTCATTTTAGTTATTCAAATTATAAAAGAGATGAGCAATATAATAGTATAGAAGTTTTATATATTGATAGGTTTGAAAATTTTGAATCTAAAATAGAATACGTTGAAGATGAGGAAGACATGAGAAAAAGAGGTGTTTTTAAGAAAACCATTAGTCCTCTTGGGGTTACTTCAAGAGCAATGGCGAGAAGAATAGGTCAACATTTTATATTTCAAACAATTAAAGAAAATCAAGCAGTCAATTTTATAGCTGGTCTTGAAACGTTACTATGTAGACCAGGTGATTTAATAATAATAGAAGATGAATTAAAAACGTTAAGATCTAATTTTGGTAGAGTTTTATCTGTTGATCAAGCGTCTAGAAAAATTAGATTATCTGAAAAGCATGATCAAGATAATTTCACCAATACATTGACAGTATATTCTCCAACAGGCATACCGACATTAAACGAGCAAAATAATCCACAAGGCGATCAAGATATTATTAATTATAGAAATAATTCTTTAGTTTCAAGTGTGTCGCAGATAACTACTTTTAATAGTATACAAAGCATAATAAATAAAGATTTTGGATCTGAAATTATAGTATCCGCTAACGACATTAATGTTAATTTAATACAATATATTGCTGAGGGCAGTCCATACAGATATAAAAGAAAAAATTTAGATGATAAAATTTATAAAGTTTTATCCATAAAGGAAGATAATCCAAATGAATATCAAGTAATTGCGACAAAATATATCACTGGAAAATTCCAATTTATTGAAGAAAATAAAAGTATTCAATATAAAGAAGATAATTATTATGGCAATAATGGTGGTGGCAGCAATATTAAGTATGAATCTCTTCAGCAACCAGATAATTTAACTTTATCTACTCAAAAAATTTCAAATACTTGGAGGCTTTACGCAAATTGGAATTCTGTTCCGTATGCAACTGGATATAATGTAATATGTAATTTTCCAAATGGTCTATCAGAAGAAAAAAATATAAATTCATTATCAACTTTTTTTCAAATTAATGCAATTGGCACTTATTCCATTTATGTATCTGCATTATCCAATACTCAACCAATAAACAATACATTTTATTTTAATTCAGATCAAAGCGTTGAATCATTATTTTTTATTAATAATGATAATGAGACATTGATACAATTCGACAGAAGTTACATGTATGATATAACTATTAATAATTAGAAATATGCCAATTTACAACAGACAAGGAGAAGGTGTAATAAACGAATTATCTATTGATAGTTCAGACGTATTATTAGATCCTTACACTAATAATCCAATCTATCAATTTGATTCTAAATATTTATTTAATTCAGATTTAAGTAAAACATCTACTGGAATTGGTGTTGTAGTGAATACATCAAATGAATTTAATTTTAATATTAAAAATAGATTAAATATTACATTGGATGAATCTTCAATGGGTGAAGATGTGTTTTTTAATGGTGTAAAAATTGATATTTTAAATAAAAATAAACAATTAATAAAAGATAATTTTATTAGTGGCGATATAGAATCTATAGATTTTACAGAGCAGAATAATATTGAAAGTTTTGGTTCTTTTAATAAAAATTATGGCATCAGAATGAGCATAGATGATCAAACTAATATTTATGATCACACAAGTGAATATTATGTATATGGAAACGAGCTTTATATAAAAAATGTACAAGTTAATGACTCAAGCGGTATTTTTATTAATTATGATCCAATTGAATATCAAGAGTATAAACCTTATAGTTTAGATGCGTCTTCATCGGAGGTATTAGTTGGAGAAGAAAATGCTTTATATTGCTCTAAATTCTTGCAAACATTAAATAATAAAAATGCAAGCCTTAATATAAAAGTTGTTTTTGCATCTGGAAAGCAAGAAAAATTAAAAATTAACTGGGGTGATGGAAATGAAGATATTATTTTTTATTATAATGGAAATACCTTTGTTGGACCAGGTGTTACAGTAACAAATACTGATCCACAGGATCAAAAGTTTTTAAGTATTGATGATTCGATACTAATAAATGGCAAAACTTATGAATTTACAAAAAACCATACTTATAATGTTAACTCTTTAACTACTTATCCAATAGCAATTGAAGTGGCAGAATCTAGTACTTCTGAATATGTAGAAATATTAAATAATGAAATTTTATTACCCAATGCCATTACTCCAAATGGTATTTTAATTTCCACTGGTTTAATTAGCGGATCAATTGATTTTGAGTTGGAGTTTTTCAATAATGAAAATTATACATCATTTAATAAAATTGATATTTATGCCAAAAAAAGCCAAGGCATCTCTATTGATCAAAATGATCTTATAGGAAGTGTGGATGTTTTAAATTCAAATGAATATGGTAAATATGAATTTTCTATAGATGATGAAAGAATAGATCCATTTTTTGAATATTGGATTACTCTTGTTCCTTATAGTGATTTAGGTTCTGGATATGCATGGAACATTGGCCCTTATTCTATAACACAGGAGATTATTGATACTAGAATTGCAGTCGATGTTGGTGAATTTAGAGTAATGGGTTTATCTTCTTACTCTTTAACGGATATAGTAGAGGGATTTTTAACTGGAATAAATAGTAATATATTAATTGATGAATTGCCACTTGATACTGGAATTTTATCTTGTGAATATTATGCAAATATCATAAATAGTCAAAAAGATACATGCTCTTTAAAATTAGTATTAAATAATAATTTAGAAAGCGATAATCAAAATAGGAGAAGTTTTCACGTATCTGAATATTCTGTTAGCGAAAATTGTTTTGTAGATTTTACAGCTGATTTAGAATCTACAGAAGATGGAGATTTTTTGAATTTATCTGGCAAGATAAATAATACTTTTGGTTTAACGCCAGATCAATCTTTATCTTTTTATACTATAAGAAGAACAGCTATGGCTTATGATACTGGAGTCATTAATCCAATTTTATTTGAATAAAATTATTAACTATGAACTAAATACGCATTAAAATCTGGCGTGTTGTCTTTTTTAAAATCATTTTTAAAAATAGAGATATTAACTTTTTGTGTAGAGCCATCCTTTAAAGTAAATTCTATAGACCCAGAAAGATATTGTTTTTCTTGTTTTGTTTTTTTAATCCAAAACGATCCTATTTTTTTATTACTCCAAGGACTCTGCATTTAATGTTTTTTTTAATTCTTTAATAAAGATTGGTCGAGCGCTTCTTGATAGTAATTTATATTGTTTTTTCAAACGCTTATAAACTCTTTTAGATATTTCGTCATCAAAATTAATTAATTTTCTCAATTCTTTAGCTTTTTTGTTGTTCATAATTTTCCAATAAATGTTTGGGTATCTTTTTTAAAATCCATTTTTTCATAAAAGTTTTTAACTTGATATGAGTTTGGATGTTTATAAACTCTTGACATACATATATATTTAAATTCTTTTTCTTTAGCGAATTTTACAGCTTCTTTAAAAAGCTTATAACCTGCTTTTGGATTTTTAGATAACCAAAGAAATTCAGTAAAAATTGATTCATTAAATTTAACACTCTTATCGTTTATAAAAATTATTAATGCATCATATTTTTCTCCATTAAAATTAGCCCATACAAATACATCCCAAGCTAAAATATATTTATTAGCAAAATTATTTGTTATTGAATCTTTGCTATGTTTTAAATAATAATGAGATTGATTTTCGTTTTCAAAAATGAATAACTCATCAATATCTTCTATTACTTTTTTATATTCTTCTGGGTCTAAGATTCTTTTTATCATTTTTTACTTAAAATTGATAGTAATGATCTAGCTTCTTTTGCTGGAATATCTTCAAATTTAAACCAATCTTTTGCTGATTCATTTCTATACGTTTCAGACGACCACAAATCTCTTAAAAGGTTTTTAAATTCATCAAAGCTTGTAACACTATGTTTCTCTCTAACGATTTTTTCCAAAATATTACTTGGAGTAATTGGAATGATTGAAGAATCGTAACCTGTTTCCTGTATACCAGATGGAAGTGCTGTTTTTGATTTATCAATTTCATCAGCACCAACAATATGGATATTTAAAAAATTACGAACACAACGAACGAATGCTCTATTACAGGCGATAGTCTCCAAGAATTTAATACAAAAATCATCAGTATTTTCAGAAGTAGCATTAGCTGCATCTTCGAACGTTATAACACGATTATCTGTTTCATAGTTTCCGATCCAAGAAATTCTACACACTGCTGTCACGTAATTTTTGTCAATATGAGAAATTGTATATGAGATATCATTATAACCCCTAAGCTTAGTAAGCTCTTTAATCCCACCAAGCATAATTAAGAGTTGGTTGTCTGCTAAACCTTCAATTGAATTTGGGAATTCTTTTTTTCTCAAATCAAACCACCCCTTATTAGGGTAGAGAAATTCGTTTTTAATCATTTTCCTCCAATTGATTGAGCCGTCATCATTGAAATGATAATTTACGCTATTCAATAATCCATATTCATTTCTTGAGTATTTTTGAAACGGACTAATAGTTGATTCTTCATTAATGTTTTCAAATGCTTCTTGCTTAACTTCAATTGGTTGCTTTTGTTTTGTTTTGCTCATAAATATAAAAATGATCTAATTCACTCCAATATTCATCATTGTCTAATATGTAAGATATTTTGTCAACCATTTTTTCTTTAATCAGCCAATGAGCTTTGCTTGCGTATATATCATCACCTTCAACTAAAATTTTATTAGAGAAGAATTTACAATTTTGGTGAGCATTTTTTAATTTATTTTTATTTATAGTATATAGATTTACTGGATAATCAAAATATTTATTTTTAATCAAACCCAAGTCGCCTTCGTTTTTTACTAAAATTTGAAATTCAATTTTATATCTTTTTAAAATATTAAAATATTCTTCAGGTATTGTATCAGAATCTTTATCAACTATTAAAGATAGTTTTTTGATATTATTTTTAATTTTTAATAGACCTTTGTGTTGTATTATTTTATCGGTAATTATGGCGACTTTATAATTTAAACAATATTGTAAGAATATTTCTTCATTAAATCCATAATCAGTTCTAATAAATATTATTTTATTTTTATCTAAATTATTATTAAATGATTTATCTGGGATAACCTCTATAACTCTCTCGTTAAATAGCGGACCAATATGAATCGTTTTGAAGTTAACTGTCTTTTTTTGTTTTAAAATTGTTAAAACAGCTTGAGCTATTTCTTCTGGGTTTATAGTGTTAATTTCTTCTTTGGGGTCTATTAAATTAAGACATGGTTTATTTGACCATTTTGCAGAAATATCAATTTTTTCATTTTTTCTAGACCAGTATCCATTTGAGATAGATGGATATATGTTGCCAAATAAATTAATAATAGGTATGTTTTTAGAGCTTGCATAATGAGAGTAAACATTGTCAACGCCAATATATAACAAAGATTTTGATAATACATATGCGTATTGTTTGAATGATAAATTAGATAAGCATTTATTTACATTACGAATCGGTTCCGAACTGCAATCTATCTGTATGATTTTTATATTTTTTTCAATTAAAAATGGTTTCAATAATTCTAAAACCATATTGTAATGTTTATAATTTTTTGATTGAGTTTTGTCTTCAGAGTAAATAACTATATATTTTTCATCACAAATTGGAAAATAGTGTTCTGAGATTATTGGTTTTGAAATATAAACACCTAAACTTTTTGCGTATTCTTCTAAAATGTGCGACATAATTATTTATATAATGAAAATTGATTTTTAGTTAAACCATTATGAATATAAGAGATGTTTTTCTGTGTTGTTGTATGTGGATAAAACGCTAATTGAAAAAACCCATTAGAATCGCCAACACCCTCTAACATAAATTGATTTTCTAAAATGGGTGAGTATGGTAAACATTTATAAATAAATGGATTATCTTCTATGTATTCGAAATACTTTGGATTAGTAAATATATATATGTTATATGTTGGATATTGTTTTTTTAAATTTTTTATTAAAGAATTAATCAATAATACATCTGTTTCTGATTGTGGAATAACTACGGCAATTCTTTTGTCTTCGTCTTCTTTTGAGAATAATGAAGAGAATTCTATTTTTTTGTTTTTTAAATTATTTTCTTTTGCTATTTTTATAAAATGATCTACCACCTGATCAGTATTTATTTTTTCATTCGTTATTTTATTTCTCCATATCTTAAATGCATTGGAATTAAAATCTATATCTTCATTTAAAATATTTTTGTGAATGTCTATAATAAATTCTTCAATAGACATCTGCCCTTTGGATGGTTTATAATATTCATTAAACTTTGTTTCTGAATTAGAGAAATCATAATTATGATCTGGCATGGAATCAATAATTTCTTCCAATTTTCGACCTATTACTTCTACTGAAAAATTATCAATAACCCAATTTCTAGCTATGACTCCAATTCTATTTTTTTCTTCAGCGTTCATATTGTAAACCTTTTCTAGGTTTAATGCTATGGATTCTGGAGATGTTGAAGCTTTGATAAATTGAGTTCCTGGTTCTCTATATTCACTCCATTCAAGCGGGATACCACCGCTTTCTTCTGTGCAGTTCTCTTCGCCACAAGAATAATTAGTTACTAGTGTAATCAACTCCGTAAGTTTAGCTTCTTGAATTGGAATCTCTTGCCCTCCGCTTGTAAATGGGTGGCAATAGACATCCATTAAATTATAAATTTCATTTAATTGTTTTTCATTTACTCCGTGGGTAACATTAGTGGTATTTAATGTGTTATTTTCTCCACATGAATCACAATTTTGTTGTTCTCCGCTAAATGGTTTTATTTTATATGTATTGCAATTATTACAAAAATAAGTAGTAATAATATCATTGTGATCAATGCCCTTTTCATTTAAAAAATTAATAATATTCCACCCTTCTGACCAGCAGGTATGTAATAATAGTTTGCATTTGGATTCTGGGTTTTTGTTTTTAAAAATCTTAAATCCATCTAAGAGATTAGGAACTGACTTTCTTAATTGATTTCTGAACACAAAACCGACAATAAAACAATCTAAATCTATATTGTTTTGGAGTCTTAATTCATTTCTTTTTTGAGTATCTAATTTGTAAAAATTATGAATATCCACTGATCCGTGTAATGTTTTTATATGATCATAACCCATTTGTTGAAATGCTTTTTCTGCAAATGAAGACCAAACATAGTAGTTTTTTATTTTTGGCGCATACTCAATAGCTTGGGGTAATATTGGAAGACTGTCTAGCGTGGTCCAAACCATACAATTTATTTTATTCCACCAAGGTTTTGTATGAAATTGATTGAATGCCCAGATATCCTCTATACCAATATAGACATCTGGTTTTACTGCATTAATAATCTGGTCAATCATTAATCCTCCATAACTAGCAACCCTTTGTTCGTCTTGATTTAAATTCTGAATTGTTTCCATTGGCGGCAAAGTGCCATAGCATTGCCACGGAGTTGAATTTGTGATTTGATTTTTTCTAAAATCATGTCCATTTGCAGCTTCAACAATATTATATTTATTTGTCGAATAAAGATATCTTAAGATATTTTTTTTATTTTTACCAAATCCTGTAAAAGCTTTACAAAAATTAGAATGTATTAATACTGTTTTTTTATTTTTCATTTGAACTTATGCGAAAAGAATAAATTTGATTTAATGCAAACTTAAAAAATTGAACCAATGAGTATGCTTCTGCCATTTCTAAACCTATGCCAAATTTATTGGCAGAATTCCTTGTTATTGAAAATGAAAATGCTTTTTGTCCGTTCTTTTTTGTATATGGTTTAAATGATATTGCGGTTTTATTCTCTTCGTAAGTATGAAAAGCTGAAAACTCCGAATACTGTTCTATTGCATAAATAAATCCGCCAAGTTCGTTTTCGTTAAATTTTAAAGAAATTGATTTTTCTGGATTTTTAAAATTTTCAGAGAAAGAGCCATTTTTTGTTTTATCATTCCATGAAAATTGTTGTATAGCAGTCATAAATACTGCTGGCTCTTTTGATTTATTTGCCACTCCAATTTGGAAGCCAAAGGCGCAACCACTATTACTTGAGTTTGGTTTATAATACTGAACAATCATGTTATATGATTATATTAATTTTAAAAAATTCAATAAAATTTAAGCTTTTTCGTATAAAATTGGCTCAGTAATTGTTTTGAATATGAAATCTTTATTTTCAAAAAAATAATTTATTTTTAAAAATCTTTGAAAATTATTAGAAAAATCTTTTGCTATGTCAATTATTTTTTCTTGTCTTATTGAATTTAATAAATATGTTTCCTTTAGATAAGAATGAAGTATATGCAATAGTTTTTTTCTTATGGCTATATTATAACAAATAGAATAAAGATTTTTATTTTCTTCTAGATTCAAATCAAAATTTTTGCAAAATTTATTTAAGAAATAAATTTCAGATTTTTCATCCAAGCATAAATTTATAAATAAATCAGCCAAATCTAGAAAACAATGACAAGAATAACAATCACCAAAATTAATAAATTTAAATGCATTATTTCTATATAAAATATTTTTTGTGTTTAAATTGCCATGGCATATAAATTTTTTATTGTTTATTAATTCTTCATTAATATTTTTAAGGTCTTTTTCTAAATTTTTAAATATTTTTTGTAACTTATTTAAATCTGTATATTCATCTATCAAAGTTAGAGATTCTTTTGATAATGAATTTAAGTTATTTTTATTTAAAAAACTTTTTATATGGTGTTTATAATCAAATGTTATATTTTTGGAGTTTTGTAATAATTTATATGAGTGGCAAAAATTATTAAATTTTTCACAAATTATTGAAGGTCCATATGAGTATATGGAGTCTGCGTTTTCAAATGATGTCATTAACGCATACAACTCCTCACCAACTTTAATTTTTTTTCCTTCTATTAAGATTGGACTAATAAGATTATTAATTTTTTTTAAATTTTTATATTCTTTTAGTAGATATTCACATTCTGGGTCAAGGGAGATTTTTAAGCAAAAGGTATTTTTTTGATATTCAAATTTATATAAATCATAATTATCATTTACGCTAATTAAATTAATATTTTTTGGATGTTTGATTGGTTTATTAATATTATTCAATATCATTTTGATAAAATTTTCTTCATTATCAGAAGAGGTTGATTGCTCCACCGTGCAAAGAACTCTGTCTTGAAATAAATTTATATCACTCATAACGTATGATAAAAAATAAACCCCATTTTTCAATGGGGTTTATTTATTGTGTATTATTTAGGTTTAATCTTAGAAGGTTGAACCAACGCTTCTTTCTGAGATTCTAACCCCAACAACACTCGACTTTGCGAGTCTGCGCTCTGATCTATTATTCCTGTCATATACAGAGACATACGATGGGCTTTCGTTAATAAAGCGAGCGTTGATTGATTCGCCCTGCTTTGTATAAAGACCGAAGAAACGACCCCTGCTTTCACGAATTGCTCCCATAATTTGATTCAATGTTGCATTTTTCATAGGCATTCATCTTACTCTATAACAAGGCCGTTGTCAATAACTTTTATTGAAACTTTTTTCAAATTAGCATTTTTAATAATAAATCTAGCAATTGGTACTTGTAGTTCCGAGCGAACTAAATCTTTAATATCTCTAGCATGGAGATTTTTGCTTTTAAATTTATTAAAAATAAAATTATCCACTCCTTTATTAAATACTAATTTAAAATTCTTATTGTTTAACTTTTCTTTGATTTTGTCAATTTCAAGATGCACAATTGATACAAGCTGCTGATCTTTTAAATCATCAAATATTAATAACTCATTAATTCTAGAAATCAACTCTGGTTTTAGATGTTTTTTGACGGATTCTGTATAGGAATCATTATTATTTATTTCTTCTTGAATGAACCCAAGTGTTTTCTTTTTGGCTTCTTGATGTCCTATATTACTTGTCATCACGACAATAGATTTAGTGAAATCAATTTTTCTATTAAGATTGTCATTAACATATCCCTCGTCCAATAAATGCAATAAAAGATTAAGTATTTGTGGATCACATTTTTCTATTTCGTCAAATAAGACTACGCAGTTAGGATTATTTCTAACGAATTCTGTTAAAAGTCCACCTTCTTCATATCCAATATAACCAGCATTAGCACCAATCAATTTACTAATACCCGTCTTCTCTTGGTATTCGCTCATATTGATTTGAATAAAGGCTTTCTTGTTGCCAAAGTAATGCTCTGCAATCTTCTTTGCTGTATAGGTTTTGCCAACGCTAGTTGCACCGACAAAGAATAAATTACACAGGGGTTTTTTGTCGTCATTCAAACCAATTTTAGCACACGCGAGTATATCAGAAATTTTATCAATGTTCTTATCTTGACCAAAAATATCTTTTTTCATTTTTTGGTCAAAGTTAATAAATTCATCTGTTTCTGGACAGATCGATGATACTGGTAAATTTATTTTGGAAGCAACTACCTCTAGAACATCTTTTTGTTTGATTTTAAATTTATTTTTCAGTACACTTTTATTAAAAAGGCTGATTTTATCTATGTATTCTTTTAATAAGGTTTCATAAAAAAGCTCTTCTTCTTTGTTTGATAAAATATAATCATCTGATAATTTAGATGAAATTTCATCTTGAATTTTTTGAATATCTGGAGGTAGTTTTAATTTTTTAACTTTAACTTTTGCTCCAACTTGATCAATAATATCAAAAGCCTTATCTGGAAATTTTTTATCTAAAATGTATTTATCGCACAAATCCACAATAAGATCTATGGTTTCTTGTTCGTACTTTACAAAATGAAAGTTTTCATAAAACTTAATAGAATTTTGAATGATTTTATTTGTCTGTTCTTTGTCTGGTTCATCAATTATAATTGAATCAAATCTCCTCTTCATTGCGGAGTCTTTTTCAAAGAATTTTTTATATTCACTTGTAGTTGTAGCTCCAATGCATTTAATGGACCCTCTTGCGAGTTCTGGTTTAAGCATATTTGCTGCATCCAGAGATCCTTCTGCGCTTCCAGTGCCAATGATTGTGTGGATTTCATCAAAAAATAAAATAATATTTTTAAATTCAGATGCAGCCTTAATAAGAGATTTAAATTTTTCTTCAAATTCCCCTCTGTATCTTGTGCCAGCAACCATTGATGCAATATCTACACAATGGATCTCAAAGCCAGATAGATTAGTTGGAACTTTATTTTGAACTATTCTTTGGGCAAGACCTTCTACAATAGCTGTTTTACCAACCCCAGCATCTCCAACTAAAATAGCATTGCTTTTTGTTTTTTTAGATATAGTTTCAATTAATTCATCTATCTCCTTATCTCTTCCAGAGATTGGGCTAATTGAATTATTAATTACTTGATCATTTAAACATATACAATATTTTTGTAATGGTTCGTATTTTTTAGCTAATGATTTAGTATCTGAAATTGGTGTTTCGCTTGTATTAGTATCTGATATTGATTGTCCAGAATTATTGTCGATGATTAATGACTCAATCATTGATTTGAGTTTTTCTGTATCTACTCCAGATTTAAATAGATACTCAGAAAAGAATAAAGAGCATTCTAATATCGAGTATATAATGTGTTCTGAGCCAATATAATAATTATCATATATCTCTGAAAAAGATTTCGCTGCGACCATTACATCATTGACTTCTTGATGCCAACTACCGCTATTTTTATTGGCTTTGAAAAAATTAGGTTTTTCCTTTTGGAGTTTTGTGAAAATTTCAATATAACTATCAATTGATAAGTTAATATCGTTGTTTTTTACGTTCCTCCAAAAAGAATCCGCAGCATTTGCTAAACACCCATAAAAAACATGAGCGTTGTTGATTAGAGTGTGCTCATTATCGCTGGCAAATTGTTTTGCAAGTTTGTATGCTTTTTTTGCTCTTGGAGTTAGATTAAAATCGTTAATTCCCATCATCATAATTACACTTATTTTAGTTCAGAAAGTTTCATATAAATCTTATCGTTTAGTATATTAATTTTATCAATAAAAACGATGTCATCTCCCTTCGATCCTTCGATGATAATTATATCATCTTTTGATGGAAGCTTTTTACCAGAGTTTAAATACTCAGTCAATCTTTCTTTTTGCGATCCATCCATAAATAATCCACATACAGCGCCTAAATCATCTTGTAGTTCTAGTCTGGCGTATTTATTTCCATTAGAGCTAGTTCTTTTTATAATATCTGTGAGTATGCCAACAAATTGAATATTTGAGCGTTGCTCAGAATGTCTAACTTCCTTGGAAGAAATTAGTGATTTAATCTCATTGTTTTTAAATATTTCTCTAATGTTGTAAGAATAACTATATCCCAAAAGTTCTTTTTCAAAGAACCAATTTGCATATTTAATATGTTTTCTATTTATTTCGTATATTTTTTTGTAAGGTTCATACTTTTTCTTAAATGTATTAAATCTCTTTTCGCTAAAGAGGACTTTATTATCGTCTCCTAGTTTTTTATTTTTAAATACATCATGAATACAATTTAAAACATCAAAGTCGTATTGATTTCCAATCTCCAAAACATTTCTCTTCTCTCTGTCTGTCAGGATATTAAATGCCTGAGCCTCTAAGACTAGACGACATCTATCCTTCGTGACAAATGAATCTAAAAGACCCGCTTGAATTAAACCAGAAAGACATCCTATATTAACTCCAGATTGCTTGGCTGAGATAAATACTTCATACTTATTGCGGAAGCATCCTTCTCTAAACTCAAGTAGTGACTCTAAAACTTTATCTGATACTCCTTTAATACAATTTAATCCATATCGAATGTTTTTATCTTCTATTTTAAAATCAATATCTGACTTGTTAAGATCTGGTGGCAATAATTTTATGTCAAACAAAGATAATTCTTGAGAAATTTTGTGAATTTCTTCATGAGCATTTGGTTCAAATCTAGCAAATTTTAATAAACTTAAAAAGAATTCTTGTGGATAATTAAATTTTAAATAAACTGTAATTGACGCTAAATAGGCGTAACTAATTGAGTGAGACTTATTGAATGAATAATTGGCTGAATCTTCTGCAACTTTCCATAAAACTTCACTAATCACTGGATCAAGATTATTAATTGACACCTTTTCTTGGATTTTGTCTTTCCAAGCAGCCATTTGATCCACCTTCTTCTTGCCTACGATTCTTCTTAATTGCTCTGACTCATCTAAACTGAATCCTACTTTTACAGCCATTTTCATCAACTGCTCTTGATAAAGAGGAATTCCACCAGTATAACTCAAAATGTCATCAAAGAATGGGTGTACAGATTGGAAGTCTCCTGTCCTAACATACTCAGCATATCTGTCTTTGAAGTCTAATGCTCCAGGTCTAGCTATCGCAACCACAGCAGAAAGCTGTTCTAGGTTTTTTGGAGCTATCTGCTTACATACTTTAAAGTTTGTATCTGCTTCGATTTGAAATAATCCCTGTGGAGCTTCAAGGCACGCTAGTGCAGCATAGATGGATTCATGTTGGCAGTCAATATCTGCCACATTGATTCCGATGCGCTTACAGATGTCATTGACGACAGAGAGTGTTCTGAGGCCCAAGATATCGAATTTAACGCTCAAGCTCGCTACGTCATTCATATCATAACCAGAAACAAGTGCTCCGTCATTTGTGAGCTGTAGAGGCATGATATCTTCAAGGCCGTAATAACTAATACATATACCAGATGGATGAACTCCTGTGTTTTTATTGAGACCTTCTAGTTTTTTAGCCACCCTAAACGCCCTTTTATATTTATCAGCGTATTTTTTAAATAACTCACTCTCTTCATATGCAACTTTTAATTTTGAAACCTTGCCAAATTTTTTAGGAATGGAGTCACTGATTTCATTTACCTGTGTCTCCGAAAGCTCTGAAACTATTTTGCCGCACTCTTTAATGCAGAGTTTGCCACTTAATGTATTCAAAGTCAAAATCTTTGAGGTTCTACCTTTATATTTTTCATTGATATAATTAATGACCTCCATTCGTCTGTCATAACTAATGTCATTGTCAATATCAGCCAATAGACTTCCATCTAGATATATCTGTCCATTGTGTTCTATTTTTTTGGCTCGACTCTTGGAAACAAATCTTTCAAAGAAAAGATCGTATTGAATAGGGTCAATGTTAGTTACGCCAATTACATAAAGAACAAGAGAACCTGCAGCACTTCCGCGCCCAGCACCAGTTGGAATAGATTTTTCTTTGCAGAAATTTAAAATGTCCCAATTTAATAGAATGTAATCAATAAACCCTAATTCATTAAGAATGTCTAGCTCCTCTTTTAATCTTTCGTAATACTTATTAACATCATGTTTTTTATCAATACCTCTTAGGATTACCCCTTTATAACAAAGTCTCCTCAAGAAATTGAAATTTGATGAATTAGGATCACAACCAGCATAGTCGTAATACTTTTTATCGATTTTAATTTCTGGTAATTTTACACCAACTGGGAAAGGTGTTTCATATTTTGAGTAGTTTTCAAATTTCATAATTCAATATCAAAAAGTTGTTTTCTAAAGATTCTAAAATTCATCTCAATGTCATACATAGCGTCATGTAATCTTTTTGGATCGTGTGGTATGTCATACTTTTTCAATAAAGTGGCTTGAGATGTTTTTAAACCTCTTTCTTTGTGATTTAAAAGTCTATATTGCCAACTTAATAAATTTTCCTTTTGTACTGGTATTTCTTTTGCTATTGCCGTTGCAATAGATTTTGTATCAATGATTCTATTAATAAATGAATAATCTGAAGGCAGACCTATTTCTCTCCTCCAAATATTTACCATATAAACATCAAACCCAAGAAGATTTTGACCAATAATTAAATTATTTTCATCTTCTAGGTATTTAGAGAATTTATCAAAGACATCTTTGGGGTCTAAACTCCTCCTGTCGTAGGCTTGTTTAGAGAAGCCAGTGATTTTTGCCGCCTCATCAGAAATGTTTAGATCTTCCCATCTTATATAAAGATCGTGTTTTTCTAAGACTTTATCTCCTTCCGCCAGAATCCAAGCAACTTGCCACGGACGAGAATTAATTAAATTCAAGCCCTCTGTTTCTGTGTCAAAAATTAAATATCTCTGCTTCTTATTAAATCTTAGTAAGTTCTCTTTCATGATTTTCTAAATAACTTTCAAAACAAAATTCATTACTACCAAAATGATTTAAATTTGGATTAGATAGCGATGATACTTTACCAAAAGATCTATTGCATAGAATTTTGTAAGTCTGCAGGGCTTCATAATCTTTTCTACTCTTATAGAAAATTGATTTGCATAAAACAGTATTATATTTTTTATCATAATTTGTGAATTTTAAAACAAGATCTTCAATCAAAGAATCAAATGGCAAACCGTTTCTCTCTATCAAAAATGATGGTTTAATTTTGTTAAAGTCTGGTATGCAGTTGTTTAAATACATACTATTATTAAATATAAAAGAGTCGTAAAATGGAATAACTAAATCCAAGTCCTTTGTCCAAATAGAGTTTAAATAATTAAAATCAATCTTATTTTTGCCGACTAAGGATGTAAACGTGGATATTTTATTTAATAAAGTGCAACCATTATCATTCTTTGCAAAGATGATAATTTTATGATTTGATAAATTTGAATCTTCATCAATATCATTGCAACATGTTAATCTCAAACCAAAGATTAATTGCATATCGTTTTCTTTGCATAAATTATGGCTTTTAATAAAGCCCGTCATGCAGTCTTCAACTAGAACAAGCCTATCAATACCATTCTCTTTGCATATGTTAATGATGCTATCTGGACCATCCAAATCGTCAGATTTTTCGATTGTAAGTATACTCTTGCCTATGGAGTAACAAGATTTAAAAATAGGTATCATACCTATATATCGTAGCATGATTAATCAACAAAATCAAGAAGAAAAGGCTGGGCAACCAGCGTAATATTTCATCTCATAACTGCCATCGTCAGGAACCAGAGTTTCTTTAAAGTCTTCTTCCATAACCGATGAAACAAATTCTCCTTTTTTATTAAAAATATGATAATAAAAAAAATCAAACCTCATTGGGCAATTCCATTTTTTAGTTCCATCTTTTTTGAGTTCTCCTTTTTTGGATGCAAAACCACATAATAATTTCCCACTAAAAGATTTATCTGATGGATAACCTTTATAATGAGCCATGTTTTTTTTAGCATCTTTTTCAGAAAAATTGTCTAAATATTTTTGTATTTCGGTTAATTGCACCTGAAAACCAAAAAGCTCTTCATCTGTAATGGGTTTCATTCTTATGATACCAGAATTTTTTGACTCTTCATCTAAATCAAATTTAAGGAATAAAAACTCGCTTTCTCTATTATGAAATTCTGGAAATAGTTTTTTAACCGCAAGACTGTACATTAAGTCTTGCATATTATCCGTTATTTCTTTTCCAGAAAAAACTGACTTACTGCTTTTAAAGTCTCTAATTAGAGCGAATTTTTTATTTTTATACAGAAAAAGCTTATCAATAAATCCTTTTATTTTATATTTAATTAATCCATCATCCTCTTCAATATCAAAAGATTGTTCTGACAAGGATTTGAATGGGGTCGCATTTTGATTGCCAAAAAAATCATAAGACAAACCATTAAATGTCATTTCTTTGATTAAATTGATATTATCTTCATCGTCTACACCTTCTTTTTTGGCGTGTTTTAAAACAAGTCTCTTTATGGATTCAACACAAAAAATATCTTGTTGTTTAATAATTAAATTAAAATGTTTTTTTCTTTTTGGATTGCCAAGTAATTCAAATATTAAATGACATATAGATCCTCTCTTAGCGCCATCATTACTCGGATCTGGCATCTTAAGATGATATTTAGCCCAATACAACCAAGAGCATGACTGCGCTGTCTTTATTCTACTCGCAGAAAGAGATGTTTTAAAATTGCTCATTGTAAAGTTTTTTGAATTTTTTAATATCGTTGATATTAAAATGGGCGCTATTTTTCTCTATGAAATCTATAATAAATTCTAATTGTTTTCTTTGATCTAGTTCGGCATTGATCCAATTATTAAAATCATAATCCTCTTCGTGTGCAGCATTAAAATCATTATATGGTTTTGGTGGTAATTTTATTATAAGTTGATCCAAGTTAAAAAATTTACTTAAAACGATAAATGTTTTTATAGATGAAACAAGTCCATGATTTTTGCTTGATTCAAAATCATTATTATTTGATATTATAATTTTATTAATTTCTTTGCTGCTTAAATACGATATAATATTAGAGTTTATACCCAAACCAAATGTAACAAGTGTATTTTTTATTCCTTGTTCAAATAATGACATGCAGTCACCTATGCTTTCAACCAAGATGACTTCTTTTTTTTCTGAAATAATCTTATCAACATTGTCTTCGGATGGTACATAAGCTGGATAAATCCAATTTCTTCTTTTTCCTAAATGCTTCCATTTTGGATAGTCATTATTATCATCTACTTTTCTGCCAGAAAATCCAACGATCTGTTCATGCTCATTATATATAGGAAAAACCATTCTTCTGTACATTTGACCAACTCCAGCCAATCCAGTCTTAAAAAACTTTTGAGTTTCTTCTGAGATTTTTCTGTTCTTATAAAAGTTGTAATTTGGAAATAATCTTTCTAAAATTGTATTCGGGTAAACGTTTTCCATTTGTATTAATTCTCTTGGTATGTATTCTACTACCTCTCCATTCAAAATATTTTTTAATATTGAATTTAATTGTTTTTTATCATGTTTTAATGTTAGCTTTATTAAGGCTTCGATTGGTTTTGGTCCTTGATTGTCTACGAAATCAGTCCAAACACCAGTATTTTTATATATTTGAACAGCGGTTTTATTATCCCCATTTCTATATAAAGCACTTGTTCTCCAATGATTTCCGCAATCAATTAACTGATATCCTATTGATTCTAAAATATCTTTAATTTTATTAGAATCTATCAAAGTCTGGGATTTCATCATTTTCGTTGTCATCATCTAGTTCTGTTCCTTCTAAAGCTCTTGCAATATCTCTCAAATCTCCACATTCTTTAATGTTGAAGTTTCTAAATTCAAGATTAATAAAGTTTTTTCTTAAGGTGTCATTAATGCGGACTGGTTCAACTGCGCCAGCAATATCCTGACCAAGATGTCTTGATTTTACATTAACTAATTTATGAGTTCCAAATCTAGCTCCCTCTGTCTCTATTTCATCTGATGTTTTATTTCTCAAGATGAACATATGAGAGCAGAATTGAGTAATTCTATCAGAAAGAGAGACGATGCTTTCGTCGTCAATGATATTTTGTGAATTACGATTATTGGTGATTCCGCTTCTATTTGACTGAACGGAAGTAATCATAGGTATTACTGGATTGCCATCTTCTAGAATTTCTTTTTGAATACACTTCTTAAATTTATCAACCATTTCCCCGACAACTTGCCATTCATTTTTATTGTTAGATGCTTCTGATGTCGTTTTGATGTAGTCAAAAGAAAATATCATGCTATTCCCTCTGCCAACTTTAGAATAATAAAATCTTTTCAAGGTATTAATCATTGAATCTACGTCCATGCCGCCAACATTATAATAATAAAATTTTAGATCTTTAATCTTATTCCAAACTGATCTAATTTTGTTTACAGTTTCCTCGCCAGCTTGTCTCCATTTGCCGCTTTCAATCAAATGCATTGGTACTCCAGATAGTGCGGCACACTGCCTCATGACAAGCTCTTCTTTACTCATTTCTCCATTATCAAAATGCAGAACTGGAACTTTATATTTTACACTAACCTTTGTTGAGTAATCCATGCAAAACTGTGTTTTACCAACTCCAGATCTAGCAACGATAACAGTGATATTTCCAGGTCTTAATAGAGAACCATAAATCTCATTTACTTTAGTATGTGGTCCCATCATACCAAATTCAGTGATTGGATTATTACCTCTGTCTTCTACGATGTTTTCCATTTCATCATAGATGTTTTCTGGTGTATCGTTTCCGATTTCAAATAAATTAATTTTTGAATTATATATAACATCAGCAGATTCAACTATCTGTTTGTAAGACGACTCTGGCGCAATTGTTTTCATTATCTTTGAAACATTTTGCGCGGAATTATATATTTCCCTTCTTACGGAGTATTTTTTTAATTCTTTAGCTGTTTTAATTAAATTACCAAATGGTACTTTCCTCAAAGCTAAGGATTTAATATAATCAGATGGGTTTACATTGTCTTCAAAAGACAGCCCTATAGAATTCACTCTTTGGGCAATGATGATTTCATCTATTGCATCGCCAGCTTCAATGGCTTGTTTTATAATTGTAAAAATAGTGCTATGAAGATTGCTTTGATCTGAATAAAAATCAGATGCACTTATAAAGTTTGCAATTTGAGAAAAATTATCTGGCTCTTTAATTAGCCCAGCAAGAAACTGTTTCTCTATTTCAAAGTTGTATATCATTATTACTAAATTAACATGTATCTATATCAAAATCAAGATTAATCTGAGATGCATTCAGTATCTCCATCAGACTTCTCCAAGAAATCCATCATCGCTTTTCTTAACCCAAGCTCTGTAATCATTGAATCAAATCTAGAGTAAATTAATGGATGACCCTTCTCAGTTACACATGCGATAATTACCCCTTTATATTTATCGGAATCGCCACTAAATTCATAAAGCTTATTAACTAAGTTCTCTGGTATGCTAAATTCAGGTTGTTCGTATGGTTCAAATTCACTCATTATAAATAAATATCTTGATTTTCAAAAAATTCTTTTGAGACAACATCTGTATGATATATCTCTATTAATTTTATATTGTTTTTTTCACAAAACTCTAGCTTTTTATGATCTCTTTTTAGTTGTTGTAAATATTTTAATCTATTGGTATGGAAAAATTTTATATATTTTGTGTGTTGTTGCCCTTGGACTTCGATAGCTATTTTTTTATTAGCATTATAAAAATCAAACGTTAATCTTGTTCCAGCTATTCTAAATTCTTCAAACACAATATCAGTACTCCAATATGGCTGAAGAAAATTTTTTACATTTAATTGAAGTTTGCTTCTACTATCCTTTTGCCAATCAATTAAATACTTTTTAGCGTTTTTGAGATTTTTCTCTCTTCCATCTAAACCAATAAATTTCATATTAATTTTGATTGCAAATTGCTGATTTGAAATAAGCAGTTAAAAACTGACATAATTTTTTATCGTCTTCAATTATTTTAAATAAATTATAATCTCCTTGAATCTTATCGGAAAGGATAAATCCGTTTTCATTTAGCATTTCTTTAAATTCATCGGATAGATTAATCCAAGAACCTTTTTTTTCTATAAATTCCCATGCGTAAAGCAAATCTACAATTTCTTTTTCAATCCATATTGAAGTTCCATTTTTTCTTCCGTATCTAATTGGATACGAAATAGTCATATTTGTTTTTTCATTTGGTGACTTTTTAACAGTCACCTTTGCAAAATGTCCAATAATTGGATTTTTTTGAATATCGGGTGTTTTGTTGGTTGGGTCTTGTAGTATTAAATCTCCTTTATATCTTGCCTCAAATTCAATTATATAATTAGCAAAGTGAAGCAGTGCGTTTCCACCAGTTGCACTTGTTTGTCTAATTGGAGCTTTTGTATATGGATCTAACTTAATATCAGCCCTAACTTGACTAATAAAAATTGCCATGTGGCCTCTTTTCGCCAAGGCAATTGATAATCTTTTCATAAAGTTGGCAGCGATAACCGCTCCACCAGCTACTTTATTACTATCCTCAAAACTTTTATCTAGATCTCCTCTAGTGATTAATCCGTCAACAGAATCTAACAAAAAGCAATATTTAACTTTTTCATCATTTTTGGAAATGAGTTCCCTCATAATATCAACAACTGTTTCATAAATATTGCTTTCAAAAACAAAACATGTGCCAACCACCCATTCTTCAGCCGAAAAAACGAACTTAACGCCAGATCTTTCCCTCATTTCTGGAGAGAGTCTACCCTCAGCTTTGATATAAAAAGCCTTTGTATCTGGTAGGTCTCTCAAGAAATTTTTAACAATCTCTAAAGACTCTGATGTTTTTCCACCTTCATTCATACCAACAAATCTATGAAGTCCTGGACCAAATCCGCCATCTAGTTGCAAATCTAATTGAAGAGACCCGCTAGATACTTTATATGTAATTTCATCTTCAAAATTATAATGATCGCTTTTATTTGATTTTAAAAATGAATCTAAAATATTTTGAGATGATATCGGTTCTTTTTCTTTCGTTTTGCTTTTATTCATTTAAAAAATCTTTAATTGTTTTAACTAGTCGTTTTATTTCTAAATCTTCTCCAGATTTATCTCCAATATTGTAAGTCTGATATTTTGATAAGTCAATCTTAAAATTGAATGCTCTGTACTTTTTATCAAGAACGTTTTTTAATTTATCGCTAACCAAATAAGCTAATGAATCGAATTTTTTTTCAAATGACACTATATTCATAAATTCTAATGAATATCTTTCACATAAAAGATTTAAAAATTTCATTTCGCGCATATAAAATAAACGCTTATCCTTTGTGGGGATAAGCGTAAGTTTGGCAAGAATGTGTTTTTTGTTGATTTTAGACTTTGCCATACTCAAGTATATCATGAAAAACCATCTTGTCAACAAGTTCTTTAAATGATGTCTTTGGTTTCCACTCAAGTTCCTCACGCGCTTTTGTGGAATCTCCTAAAAGGAGATCAACCTCCGCAGGTCTATAATATTTAATATTAATTTTCATTAAGATTTCATTAGTATTAATGTTATTAAAAGTTTCATCTATGCCGCTACCATCCCAATAACCGATAATCCCAGCAGCCTTAAAAGCCAATTCAACAAACTCTCTAATTGTGTGGGTTTCGTTTGAAGAAAGAACGTATTCTTTTGGTTCTTGTTGATTTAACATTAACCAAATGCCTTCAACAAAATCTTCGGCATCACTCCAGTCTCTTTTTGCATCAACATTTCCAAGTTCAAGTGCGCAGAAATTTTGATTATTATCTATTGCATTTTTAATTCTCGCAACCGCTTTGGTTATTTTTCTGGTAACGAATTCTTCGCCACGTCTAATTCCCTCGTGATTAAAAAGCCAACCCTGAACAGCATAAAGATTATAAGATTCCCTCCAGACCTTAACAAGCTGTCTAGATGCGGCTTTAGAAGCTCCATATGGACTTCTAGGACGCAATGGATGATTTTCATCTTGAGGAACATAAGATACATCGCCAAACTCTTCTGAAGATCCAGCTTGATAAAACCTACAGCTTGGGTGGTAAAGTCTAATAGCCTCTAATATATTGAGTGCTGATGTGGCATTTGTCTCCCATGTTTGTTGGGCAAAATCCCAGCTGCTTCCGACAAAGCTTTGAGCGGCCAAATTAATAAAATAATCTGGTTTTATTTTTTCTATTATTCTGGCAATTGAGTAACTATCAGTAAGATCAAAGTTAATTAAATGAAAGCGCTTGTTATTTATATGAGAAATATTTTTATGATTATAAACACTCAATCTACGAACACAACCAAAAATTTCATAATCAGTATTATTTAGCAAATAGTCAACCATGTGACTTCCATCTTGACCAGTAACCCCAGTAATAATTATTGTTTTTTTACCAGTAGCTAATTTATACGCATCTTCTATATTAAGTATATCCATATGATCTATTTTTTTGCCAAAATATGTTTCGTTTAAATTTTGCATTTAATTTGATTTTGAATTTATATTAAATACTTTATGTAGATATTCTATTTTATTTTATAATATTTATTAATAATTTCTGGGTGTTGATCCGCAAAAGGAAAGGTCTTACAACCAAATATATCTAATTCTTTGTTTGTTTGCCATTCCTTGAATAAAGAAATTTTATCAGGATTGTTATAAAATTTACTTTTAAATAAAACTTGCTCTTCAGAAACATAGCTATAATGATTTAATTTTAAGTTCATTTTTAATGTTTCATATTTTGAAATTATTTTCTCATATTCATTAAATAACATCTTAGGTGGTTCATGAGATATCCATTTACTATTTTTATTTATTTTAAATATTCTCATCCATGGTATTTTATTTGCCCATACTCCATCAGATCTTTCATCTATGCAATAATCAAAACCACCCCAAAAGTGATTGGCAAAAAAATCAATTCTACTTGGTTTTTCTTGTTTTAAAATTTCAATAATTTTTTTAATGTCATTTTTTTTATAGAATTCATCAATATCAATTTGCCAAACATAGTCAGCTTCATAAATTGGAGAATTTTCATAAAACCAATAATTTAACATTGATGTTTTACCGTCCCAGAAATGCTCGGCTTCTTTTAAAAAAAAGTTTGATTTATTTTTTGCGAATTTTTTTATTACATCGACAGTATTGTCTGTTGATTTTCCATCTTTTGTAAAGAAAGATGTATCTCCATCCCAATAATGGTTTTTTGCTTTTGTAGCTCCTTCTGTAATAAAAACAAAATCCCCAATATCATTGACTTGCTCTAACCAGGCATCCAACATTTTAGATGGAAGGCTATTTTGCGCATTAAATATAATTGATTGAACTGCAATTTTCATTTTTCAAAAATACAATATCCATTTCTATGGTTTAAATTATCAACGATAATTTTATGTGTTTTCAATAAATCTTCTCTTGCCATAAAATTTTTTATTGTTGGAGGTCTTGTGTCATCTAAGAATACAATTCTTGATCTATCTTTTAAAATCAAATATTCATTCCAACTAGAATATTCGCCTCCATCTAAAATTAGAAAATCTATTTCTTCTGGAATTTGATCTAAAACATTTTTACAATTATTGATATTTTTTAGATCTTCATTATACCATGATAATTTCAAATTTTTATCATAATCAGTAAAAAATGAATCATCTAATAAGTTGAAATCTAATAGTTTATCACTAATGAATCCATTAATAATAGAAACTTCTTTTTTGTTTTTATAAAAATCAAAGGCAACATCATACATTTCTTTACATGTCTCTAAAGAAATTAATTTTTTATTTGTGTTTTTAATTGCCTCATATATACAAAAAGTGGACCCCATCCCGTTCCATGTTCCTATTTCAATAATATTTTGGACATCTTCTCTTTCGCATATTTTTCTAATATGCAAGCCAGCCTCGTCCTTTAAATCTATTTGTCCAATCATAATTCATTTAAAATTTTTGTCCACAATGAATAAATTATATCTTTATTTGATTGGTAATCAATATTTATTTCTGGTTTTTTTATATTATCCAATTGGAAAAACGAAGCTTTTATTGTTCCGTTGTAAAAATCTGAATAAGATAGCCATTTTTTATTTAGAAAAAGATTAGGTTGCCTATCTGGATTATTATTTGGAAAAACAATTTCAGAAAATAATGGTATTTTATTGTTTATTAATTCAATTGCATACTCTAATGATGGAAAATTAAGCGGAACTCCAGCTTCATATTGTTCAAATATAGACATGGTTGAAACATTGTATGGAAGATGAATTATACTTTGATATGAGTAAAGCTCGTCCCATGAATATTGATGAATTTTACTTTGATGTATAAAATCATGATTATTAAAATCAATTAAAAATTTACTAAAAATTATAGATTGATTTTTTATTGGTTTATATTTTGAATTTGTATATTTACATAAACTAGGAATCCATTGCCATTCTTTTTCAAGAAAAAGCTCACAATATTTTTGATCAAATTGATTGTTTGCAACTAAAATTAAATTTTTATTATTGTTTAATGACTCCTCTAACCACGCTAGTCTTTTGGGGTCATCGGCAAATGGATAATCATACCTTGTCGCTGCAATTACGATAATTGGTTTGTTGAACTTTTCAAATAATTTCAAAAAACAAGGCGGATATGCACATATAAATGCATCATACTTGTCTAATTCATCTTTGTGAAATTTATAAAAAATTTCAACCATTTCTTCGTTTAAGTTTTTCCAATTGTTTTCGTTTATAATTTTGGACGGACAGTTTGGTAAATTAAAAACCCATTTGTGTCCAGACAATGACCATGAATCGACTTTATGACCAAGATCTTCAAAGATGTTTTTGATATCTGCTATAACAGATATGTGACAATCTATATTAAAAAAATTCATAACTAGACAATGCGTTGATATGTTCTATTGGTGTTTCATCGTTTCCATTAAAAACTTGACCAACAAATTCATAGCCCTCCCTTTTCGTTGGAAAAGGTTTCTTTTCGAAAAATTCATCATGTGTAATTTTATCATCACCAATAAATGGAAATAATGTATTTATAAAAAATACGTAATCAGTTCCATATTGATTTTCTGGTTTAAAAGATTTTAGAATATTTTCAAAATCATATTTTTTATTAACTTTCATTCCCCACATTCCGCCAAGAATTGGATATCCGTGATGCGGATGGTCCCTCATGATGTGAAATGTCTTATCAGATTTTTCCCACTCATCAACTGCATTTTTTTCTCTTAAGTTCAATCTTGAGTCAGTATCTCTAAAGATAACAATATCAATATTATTATCGTAACCAGCTTCGAATCTCCAAAACATTGAAGACCAATCTGGTTTATCTTTTTTAATAAAAATTTCTGAATTTTCTTTTTCTAGTTTATCAATAATTGATTTATCTACATTATCTGAAATATAAAATCTACAGATCCAATCTGGATATATAATCTTTGATAAGATTGCGTTTTTTACTGCACCATCACAGTATTTTGGATCATTACCCCATAATGAAAATGATATTATTTTTTTCATGAATATTTTTTTCTTACTTCTATTACTTCGTCAATAGCCTTTTTTAATGTTTCTTGTTTTGTTGAAACACCATTTGGGTTGTGATAATAAGATCCAATAATTTCATTTATTTTTTGGAATTTACCATCACCAGTTAAAACCCTTAACCACATATCATAATCCGCAGCTGAAAAATATTTCGTATCAAAAAGTCCAAATCTTTCGTGCATGTCTTTTCTCCACATTGGCATACAGTGCGGAGAATTGGTTTTTAACATGTCTTCAATTTTACCTTCATAACAATTTATGACTTTATTTTTATCGCAAAATTCAAAATTTAAATTAGGTTTGTCTGTTTGAATTGTATATCCATAACACAGATCAATTGAACTATTAGATTCTAAAACTTCTACTTGTTTTTGTAATGAATTATAAGATCTTCTATCGTCTGTATTCCAATTAGTTAAAAAATTGGATGTTGATAATTCAATTCCTTTATTCCATGCTTCATATACTGAGCAGTTGCCAATATTAAAATATTTAATATTTTTAAAATCTAAAAATGGAGTTATGTCGTTCAACTCTTCGTGTGGTGAATCTGCATCTAATAATAAGAATTCACATTCATGAAAGATTGATTGTCTTTTTATATCTTGTAAAAAGTGATCTATAAATTCACCAGCTTTAAATATTGAAGTGATTACTGATACTCGATAATTCATGCTAGTGCATGATTATAATATCAAAGCTCTTCTTCTTCAAAAAAATCTTCAATATTTTCAAGATCTGGATTTTCTGTAAAAATTTGGTCTTGATCAACAAATGTAGAATCGTCCCAACCCCAATCTAAACCATCATCATCGCTCAATAATAATTCTTCAGCAGATGCCATGGAGGAAACAGGTTTTGCAGACCAAAATTTACAGCTCCAATAACGGGCTTTCCATTTCGGTCCAATATTTGTATCGCATTGATGACGCGCTCTAAAACTTTTTCTACGCTCTGGGTCGTCGCGGCGAATCTCCATATTTGGATCGCCAAATTTAACTATTACAGTATTACCTTTATCGTTTTTAACATATACGCCAAATTTTTTATTTGATCCACTTGGTAATCTAAATGGTTTATTAAGCGTTTTCTTTTCTGCTTCTGTATAATCAATATCATCTAACTCGATATCACCTTCTTCTTCGATATCGACACCAGCTTTTACTAAATCAATACGAGCTAAATCAAAATCAATTGAGTCAAATTCCCAAAAACAATCTTCTGGTTTTTGTTCATAATAAAGCTCCTCTCCTCTAGCGACATCTTGATCTGCAGCGCGGTAAGAATCTTTAACTTTGCCACCTTTCTGCATTTTTAAAAACATATTGACTCTAGCCATTGCCCAACTATTTCTAGTTTGCCCAGGTCTGTGAGAAGTTGAAAAAGCACCAAGACCGCGACGATAAACTTTCTTTAATTGGTTTAGGGTAACTTTTTTATCATATTTTTCATTATGATCAGAAACCTTCTGTTTTAAAGAGTTAATTACTTTTTCAGTAAAAGTAATTTTTGAATCAGAATCTGAAGACGCTGAATCTGGTTTGTTTTTTTCTGAACCCCTTCTGCGCTCAGATGGTTTAGAAGGTGTTTGCGCTCCACTTTTTGGTCCAGGTCTTGATGCTGCATCAGACTCGACTCCAAAAAAACTTCTTAATTTAGATGAAAAATCAACTTCCATTATATTAATCTTACACTTTTTTTAAAAAAAATATATATTTTTTATCAAGATTCACACGTTGAGCATGATAAAATTGATCTACTAAGTTCTTGAGATGGATTGCTAGAGCGTTGATAGTATAAACCTTTAATACCTTGTTCCCAAGCAAATATCATAAGTTCATTAACTTCCTTTGGCTTAGTGTTTGGTGGTATCATTAAATTAAGTGATTGACCTTGGTCAATAAATTTTTGTCTTTGAGCTGCTTGAATAATAATTTCTTTTTGAGAAATCTCTCCAAATGTTTTAAATGTATCTTTTTCTTCTTGAGTTAAAAAATCAAGATGTTGAACAGAGCCACCTTTAATCAAAATAGACTTCCATGTTTCTTGATCATTTTTATCTTTTTCTTTAAGAAGCTTTTCGAGATAAGGATTTTTATAAGTAAATTTACCCTTGGCTAGATCCTTAACAAAATAGTTGCTATTAAGCGGCTCAATAGATGGTGAAACTTGACCCAAAATAAATGAACTACTAGTTGTTGGAGCGACCGCAAGAGTGGTGGAATTGCGGCGACCATATCCTTCAAGCATTGGAGGTTCTCCAAATAAGTTTGCAAGTTCAATTGTTGCCTTATCTGATTTTTCTCTAATAGTGCGCCAAATTTGACCATTAAGCAGCTTAGCATCCATAGATTCGAATGGAATCATTTTTAACTGAAGTAGTGAGTGCCAACCAAGAACACCGACACCAAGAGCGCGTTGATTAATAGCAAATTTACGTGGAGCCTCCATAAACTTGACACCACCTGTCTTTTCAATAAACTCAGACATTACAGCATCAAGAAAATATACAAGGGTCTCTACTGCATCTGTTTCAGCAATCTCATTCCATTTCTCAAGATTAAGAGATGAGAGATCACAAACAAATGATTCATCATCTGAATTAGAAAGCATAATTTCATTACAGAGATTAGAGTTATTGATTTTAAGCCCTTTATCTTTATACATTTGAGGAGCTTGATTATTAGCATTATCAGAAAAGAAAATATATGGATAACCAGACTCAAAACGTTTCTTGATCACAAGACCCCAAATCTTACGAGCTTCTTTATCTCCTTCAATCATCTTTTTCATCCATTCGTCAGAAACACAAACGCCGATTGACATTTCTTGAATTTCGTGACCTTCACCACGAATTTTAAGAAATTCTTCGATATCTGGATGATCGATAGGTAGATAAGCGGCAAATGAACCTCTACGAACATTGCCTTGAGAAACAACATTCATAAGCTTATCGTAAAGCTCCATAAAATGTACTGAACCTGTAGATTTCCCGCCAGATGAGATTGAGGCTCCTCTGCCACGCAACGCTCCAAAATATGCACTAGTTCCTCCACCCGCTTTGGTCATTTGACCAACTTCTGAAATTTTTTCAAGAATTGAAGACATTTGGTCGGAAATGAAACTACCAAAACAGGAAATAGGTAGACCTCTCTCACGGCCAAAATTACTCCAAATTGGACTGGATAAGGAATAAAAACCCTTTGACATGTAATTGACAAATTTTTCTGAGAAACCATCAAGATTACCTAATAAAGATTCAGCTCTATCAGCAATGTCTTTAATCCTCTGTTCTGGTGTTTCACCTTCTGTCAGATACCCTCTTTCAAGAAATTTTCTTGAATCCTTGTTTAGCCAATATACCTCGTTCTTCATAAATTAAAACAAATCGTCTTCACTGAATGATTGATTTTTTTTGCTATACTCGACTGGTCTTGAGTGAAAGAAGTCAGTCATGTTGTTGCCCAAAAGTTCTTCATCAAACCATGTTGTACATGATATAAGATTTTCATCAATTTTAAATACTTTTGGAAAATTAATTTGAGATAGTGATTCATTGATTCTGTTTTTAATGAATTCCTTTAAAATATCTGCAGATAATCCATCTTCGTTGATTCCATTCACCATCCAATCAACGATTTTAGATTCTGATTTAAAAGCCTCTTCAGCCTCATGAAGAATTCTCTCTTGAAGATCTTCGTCGAAAAGTTCTGGATGCTCATCACGAATTGTGTTAATTATTTTAATACCAACTAAAGCATGAATGTTTTCTTCATTGCGAGTATATTTTACCTGTTGATCAGTATCTTTAAGAACATTCTTAAATCTCGCAAACCAATTGATAATATAAAATTGAGAAAATAAAGACACATTCTCAACAAATAAAGTAAATAGAATTAAAGCATAAAGATATTGCTTCTTTGAATCTTTATAGAATTTATGCGTGTACTTTTTTAAATACTTAACTCTTCCTTGAATCCACTCAAGTTTAAGATTTTCATCAAAAACATCTTCTAAATCAAGAACACTAATAAGTCTTTCATATGCGCTATTGTGAATAACTTCGATGTTAGCCATTACATAACCAAGATCTTGAAGCGATGGGTGTGGTAAGTTTTCACCAAGCTTGGCCCAAAATGTTTTAACAGCGACTTCAATTTGCCCAATTGCTGATAATGTGCGAACAATAATCTCTCTTTCTTGACCAGTCAATTCGGTTTTGAATTGTTGGACATCCGCTTTAAATGAAAATTCCTTATCTGTCCAAAAGCCATTGTGCATAGCTTCAATAAATTGTTCTGTCCAAGGGTATAAATTAGGTTTGCGGGAGATTTGTTCTTCAAAGATCATAGCAATGTATTTACACTATACCTTGTAATTAAAATTTTGCAAGTCGAAAAAATTATTATTTTTTTTATTGACTTGTTGAAAATTGTCCATATAATAACGTTAACGTTACAGAAAAGCTTACCTGAATAAATATTAATATTAATTAATATAAATATATTATATGAAATAATTTTTATTGACAAATATTTTATTTTGCTCTATAACTCGCATAACGTAAATGAGTTTAAACAACAGAATCATAGCAATAGCTGGAAATGCAAGATCTGGGAAGGATACATTGGGTGGATTTCTATCAGAATTATTAAATGAATATGGAATATCAACATCCATTAATTCTTTCGCAAAATCTTTGAAGCTTGAAGTCGATCCACTATTAAAAAACACAATTGGAATCTCTGCTTTTACCGAAGACTCGGAAGAGAAAAAAATTATTAGAGATTTCCTCGTTTTTTGGGGTTCTAATGTCAGAAGAAAACTCGATCCAGATATATGGATTAAAGAATTAAAAAATTCACATGATGACAAATCAGTATTAATTATAACTGATTTGAGGTTTGAAAATGAATTACAATGGGTGAAAGAGAACAATGGTTTGGTTGTTTATATTTCAAGATTAGATGAAAATGGAAAAACAATAGAACCAGCAAACTCTCTGGAGGAGACTAATAATAAAATTTTATCAGCTTCATGCGATAGCTCTCTAACATGGATGACCTCAAATGACCAATCCTTGCTGAAAAGTCTTTCTAATGAAATACTTGATTCTGTTCTAAATAAAGAAATTTTTGAATTATGGAAAGCGACTTGTCCCTTATAAATAAAATAAAAAACAATAATGACGAATGGAGTTTGTTAGAGTTAATTAATAGACACTCTGGTATTTATACGTCAATGGTTGAAAAATTTGCGAAAGGATCGTCTTACGCGATAGACAGAGGATTAATAATGGATGAAAAAGATTATACGATATATTCATCCGCATTAAAATTTGATCCAGATAGATCAACTAAATTTTCAACCTATCTAGCAAACGAAACAAAATGGAAATGTTTAAATATTTTAAATAAATTTAAAAAAAATAAAGAATTCTCAATTCATGATGAATTAAATTTTGTAGAACCCTGTTGTGATAATTTTTTAGATGAATTAAACAAATACGAAGCTTTAAAAGATTTTAAAAAAATATTAAATGAAGAAAAAGATGAAAGATTGAAAAAAATTATTGACATGAGATATTACATGTCTAATAATAAACTCACTCCTTGGAAAAAAATAGCTAAAGAATTGAATTTATCGATTCAAGGATGTATTAACATACATAATAAATTCATAAACAACATAAAGAAACAAATATACCATGTATAACACAATTATTACAGCTTGTCATCTTGTTAACGATCCAGAATTGAAAGAAATTGGCTCCGACAAAAAGGTTTGCAAAATGCGCATCGCAATTTCAAATCCAAATTCAAAAACTAAATGCTTCATTGATTGTGAAGCATGGGATCGAAACGCAGAAATCTGCTCTCAGTATCTAAAAAAGGGAAGAGAAGTATTAATTCAAGGCGAGCTTTGTATGGACTCCTGGAAGCAAGACGAAAAAACAATGACAAAATATTTCATCAAGGCATCTAATGTTCAATTTTTATCAAGCGGTAAAAAAGAAGACTCTACTCAAGCCGTGAATACTCAACAACCATCACAGGTTAACAAACAAACAGCAAATCAAAGCGCAGACGAAGATATCCCATTTTAATTTATGAAACTATTAGTTGAAGCCCCACTTAATTCTTTAAGTCTTGGAAACGTCTCATTAAATATTATAAGAGAATTCTTCAATAAGGATATCAAGATAGGCTTATTCCCAGTTGGAAATATCGATCTTAATAGTTTTGATTTGCAGTCCAATTTCTTAAATTACCTCCAGGAGTCGATAGACAATAGATTTTCTTTCTTGGATAAAGAAATACCATCTTTTAAATTGTGGCACTTGAATGGCAGTGAAAACAGGAAGAATAAAAATCAATATTTATATACATTTTATGAGTGCAACCAACCTACCAATACTGAAATTTCGATAGCCAATGCTCAAGAAAAAGTATTTTTTAGTTCAAATTATTCAAAAAATTTATTTTTAAATAAAGGCTGCAGCAACTCTAATTTTATCCCACTTGGGTTCGACAGTGATTTTTTTAATACGAATAAAAATTATCTAAATAATGTAATTCATTTTGGTTTAATGGGTAAATTTGAAAAAAGAAAACACACAGGAAAAATAATTCAAACATGGCTGAAGAAGTATGGTAATAATAATAAATACCAATTGACATGCTGTGTTACAAATCCGTTCTTCAAGCCAGAAGATATGAATAATATTATTCAAAACGTGTTAGATGGTAAGAGATATACAAATATTAACTTTCTTCCATTTTTGCAAAAAAACAAAGAAGTAAACGATCTTTTAAATTCAATTGATATTGACCTAACTGGTTTAAGTGGCGCTGAAGGTTGGAATCTACCAGCATTTAATGCAACATGTCTTGGTAAATGGAGCATCGTTTTAAACGAAACATCTCATAAAGACTGGGCAAATAAAGACAATTCAATTTTAGTTGAGCCAGATGGTGAGTTTGATTGCTATGATCAAGTTTTTTTTCAAAAAAACTCAGAATTTAATCAAGGTACATTTTTTAATTGGAACGAAGAATCAGTTATCTCTGCAATGGAAAAGGCCGAAAACAAAGCGCGACAAATTAACACAGAGGGACAAAAATTAGCGGCCAATTTGACATACTCCAATACAACAGATAAGATTTTATCTAGTATTTTTAACGGTTGACAATTGGCACAATATATGATATAGAAAAAGTCTATGAATACATTATTTAATGAATTATTTGGATCAACGGATTTTTGCTCCAGGGGTAATTTAAAAAACGCCCATATTAAAGATTCTGGAGACGTATATCTGGTTGATTTTGAACTAGCTGGATATGATAAATCTGAAATTAAAATTACAGCAACTGATGAGCTTCTTAAAATCAAAGCCAAAAACGAAGAAAGATCTAAGGATCTAGCCATTAATCTTAATAATCTTGTTTCTATTAATCATATCAAATCAGAATACAAGAATGGATTACTAAAAATAACACTTCCAAAAAAATCCATATCTGATAGTCTAGATATAAAAATAAACTAACACAAATAAAAATAGGCAGAATTGAATTTCTGCCTATTTTTTATATATAATATATATGCCAATTTATACATATAAAAATCAATTAACGGATGAATATAAAGATGTATTTCAATCCATGAATGATAAACATGAATACTTTGGGGAAAGTGGCGATGAAGATAATTGGGTAAGAATTTTTTATAGTCCAAACGCATCTATTGATACAAGCATAGATCCATTTAGTTGTAAAGACTTTAACAATAGAACGGAATCAAAAAAAGGAACAGTTGGAGACATGTTGGACTACAGTAAAGAAATGAGTCAGAGGAGAGCTGATTTGGCTGGTGGAAAAGATCCTGTTAAAGAAAAGTATTTTGAAAACTATTCTAAAGAAAGAAAAGGAGCCAAACATCCAGAACAAATAAAAACCTTTGAAAGCAAAAATGTTAAAGTTGATTATACTTAAAAAGTTTAATTAAATTATTTGCTTCTTCTTCACTATCAAACCAATACCATCCATCTACTGGATATTCATATTGGTCTTTATCTTGTGATACTAATACAAACCCATTTCCTTCTACTATGTTTGGAGCATATAAAAGTTCCTCATTATCTTTTTTGTAAAATCCTGATGTCATAAAATTATGCTGTTACTGCCCAGCCTTTTAATAGGGCTGTTCCAGTTCTTAATTGTCTAAATGTTAAACTATTTGCACCTCCCGCAGCCATTTGTCGTGATACTGTGATGCTTACGTTGGGATTAATAGATACAACCTGTGTACGATAGCGTAAGGTTCCAGAACCGTTTGTCGTTAATGCTAGTGCTGGACCACCTAGAGTTGCTGCTACTTGAAATGTTCCAGCCGCAGCATTGACTACATAATAAATTCTATTAGTAACAATACCAGTCGTTGTTACTATAGTTGCAAAAGAAACTTCATCTCCATTACTTAATCCATGACTTGCAAGGTTGACTAAATCACCTGCATCGGTAAATGTTACTGCTCTTGTTGATGTAAGAGGGGAACCAGTACCAGTAATTTGCATACCCACAGCAATACCAGTGGTGTTTGCCATTGTTATTGTTGTGCTTCCAGCTGTTGTAGTTCCTGTAAGAGTTACAGGTGTCGGCGCTCCCCAATTGCTTGTTACTGTTATTGTTTGAGAAGCAGCACCTATTGTATCTAGATAATTGAATATAGATTCTAATTCTTCTTTTGATAATTTACAACCACTATAACTTATTGAATATTCTGAGCCATTCAATGCTGCTCTTGTAAGGTTTGGACAGGTACTAAATATACCATTAAATTTATTAGCGTCTGTACCTGCTCCTGAAATTAATAACGGTACAGTTACAAGAGAAGTGCAACCACTAAACATACCAGACATATTAGTAACAACCCCTGTATTAAACAACGGTACAGTTGTAAGAGAAGTGCAAGTACTAAACATAAAAGACATACTAGTAACAACCCCTGTATTAAACAACGGTACAGTTGTAAGAGAAGTACAAGCATTAAACATATCAGACATATTAGTAACAGCCCCTGTATTAAACAGTGGTACAGTTGTAAGAGAAGTACAACTCTGAAACATAAAAGCCATATTTGTAACAGCTGTTGTATTGAATAGTGGTACAGTTGTAAGAGATCTGCAAGCACTAAACATACCACCCATATTAGTAACAGCTGCTGTATTGAATAGTGGAACAGTTGTAAGAGAAGTACAACCATTAAACATACCATTTGGTGGAATAAAACCTCCCATAAGAGTAACAGCCCCTGTATTGAATAGTGGTACAGTTATAAGAGTAGTACAACCACTAAACATACTAACCATATTAGTAACAGCCCCTGTATTGAATAGTGGTACGGTTGTAAGAGAAGTACAACTCTGAAACATATTACTCATAGTAGTAACAGCCCCTGTATTGAATAGTGGAACACTTTTAAGAGTAGTACAACTACTAAACATACCACTCATATTAGTAACAGCTGCTGTATTGAATAGTGGTACAGTTGTAAGAGAAGAGCAACCACTAAACATACTAGCCATATTAGTAACAGCTGCTGTATTGAATAGTGGTACAGTTGTAAGAGATCTGCAACTCTGAAACATAAAAGACATATTAGTAACAACCCCTGTATTAAACAACGGTACAGTTGTAAGAGAAGTGCAAGTACTAAACATACTAAACATATTAGTAACAGCTGTTGTATTGAATAGTGGTACGGTTGTAAGAGAAGTACAACTCTGAAACATACTACCCATAGTAGTAACAGCCCCTGTATTGAATAGTGGAACACTTTTAAGAGTAGTACAACCACTAAACATACTAACCATATTAGTAACAGCCCCTGTATTGAATAGTGGTACGGTTGTAAGAGAAGTACAACTCTGAAACATATTACTCATATTAGTAACAGCTGCTGTATTGAATAGTGGTACAGTTGTAAGAGAAGCGCAACTCTGAAACATACTAGTCATATCAGTAACAGCCCCTGTATTAAAAAGCAGTACAGTTGTAAGAGTAGTGCAACCAAAAAACATACTAGTCATATTAGTAATATTAGTAAGATCATTAAAAGATACATTTTTTAATGAAACTAAATTTGCAAATGAATTAGTTAAGTCAGTTAATAATCCTATATTGACTCCACTGAAACTAACTAAATTTTTACAAAAAGCCGAAGAAGCGGTTGCATTACCAAGAGTTAAACCTGTTAAACTTGGGCAAGATAAAGCTATTTCTAATATAGGAGAAGAATCGGGAAATGTAGATCCAGCTTGTGCATACTTTTGGTTAAAGTTTACACTTGTTATATTTTGACCAGCTTGAGGAGTAATGACTACAACTGCCATTTTATAACCATCACTTGTAACGGTGGCATTTAAATCTGGGTCGGTATAAGAGTATTCATGTTGAGCCTTAACACCAGATGCAACATTTTCTGTTACACCATCACCCCAATCAACTGTATATGCTCCAGATATTGTAAAAGCGAGAAAGTTAGATTGTTGCGGAAACACTGGCATCAACAAAGCTATTTTTTGCTCTGAAGATATTATAGTCGGCATTGTCAACCAATCAGCAGGACGAACCCACGGAGACGGTGTGGCTGGAGTTGCTGCTGCTGTTGGTTGTTTAATTCTAAGTCGATCAAATCTATCCTTTTTAAAAAAAGAAGACTTACGTGAGACTAACGGTCCAACTTTATTTCCGTAACGAATACTCATATTAACTTATCCTATTTACATAGCCAAAAACATTAATGCCACTCAATACACTAGCATTTCCATATATAGAAGATCCCGTAGTTCCATCTCCTTGTAAAATTAAACCAGGGCAGATTAATGTATTTCCAGCATAAGCCTCAATAACACCTTCAAATAAAATATCAGTTGAAAAATCTGTACCTCCATATAATAAATTAAACATTATATCTGATGTTGTAGAGTTTGTGGCGTATAACCACACCTCATCAACTACACTTGATGATGCTTGTGTTGTGTGTATTGTTGTAGTGTTAGCGCCACTGGCAGCTATAACAATAGACTTGCCATTTGTGCTTTGTGATAATAATTGCTTTGTATATGTTGCCATGATTTTATTTATTTTTTTATAAAAAGATTGAAAGACCTATGATTGTATTTGAGTTTTCTACTAAAGAGTCTATTTGAGTTTGTAATTCACCACTTATTCCAGTTACATAAGTTTGAGTAGCATAAGAGGATAAATCGACTCCAGTAATAAACCCACTAGGATTAGAATTTGCGTAAAATTGTCCAGTTTGGCTATTTAGTACATAAGATCCTGTCGCACTGTTTAGTGTAGAAATTTGTGTTTGTAAACCTCCACTTATTCCAGTTACTTCTTCATAAGAAGCAATAGTATCCAAGGTGCTTAAATCACTTGCTCTAGTTGCAATGCCAAATTTAAATTTGTCAGAATGATCAAAACCAATAATTGCGCCAGAATCATTAATCCCAGTAAGTCCAGATCCAGTAATGAAGAAAATACCACCATCAACTGCCCCACCAGTTAAGTTAAGCAGCAGATAATTACTCGCAACATTTGTGTTAGTAGTATTTATTATTGTTTCAAGACCTGTAACATATAAATTATTAATGTATACTTTATCGTGGAAAGTTTTATCTCCAAGGATTGTTTCTCCGCCTGTTGTATTTACATATCTAGACTCAGATTCGTCTTTTGTATAGTAGTTACCAGAGAATGATAGATCGACTCCAGTAATATAACCTGAAGGGTTGGTTCTTGGGTAGTATGAACCAGTTTGATTGTTTAAAGTAGTTATTTGAGTTTGTAAACTACCACTAATTCCTGTTACATAAGTTTGTGTTGTTGCTTCTCCACTTAAAAGAATCCCTGTTGAATTAACGGTTGGTCTAGTACCACTAATGTTTAACCCACTTCTAAATAAAGCAGTTCCATTAACATCTAAAGTCGCTGTTGGGGTAATGGTATTTACACCTACTCTATTATTAGAAGTATTGACAAATAAATCACCACCATTAACTGTTAAATTATTAGAAAAAGTTTTTGCCCCATTAATGGTTTGATTACCAGTATTATAAACTAAATTAGGAGCTTCAACTATTGAAGTAAATCTTCCAGTAGTGCCAGTGAGTGCATAATGCATTCTAGTTGGAGCATATACTTGAAAAGATTTAGTTAACGCTTCTAAGGTAACACCTAAATCACTTACTTCTATATAATTAACAGCATCGAAATTAGCTATAGCGACATAACTATCTAATTGATTAGGTTGCCAAAGCGCACCGTCAAAATAAGAATTATTAACTGAAAGTGTTCCACTAATATTTAATGCGGTATCATGTATAGCCCCAGTACCAATAACATTTAAACCACCACTTATTGTTTGATTACCAGTAGTAAAGACTAAATTATTAATTCCAGTAATATATCCACTTGGATTTGCTCTTGGGTAAAAAGAACCGCTTTGAGAATTTAAAGTCGTAATTTGCCCTTGAAGGTGGCCGCTGACACCTGTTACATAATTTTGGGTAGCGTATGAAGAAAGATCGACACCAGTTATAAAACCACTAGGATTAAAATTTGGATAGAATTCTCCAGTTTGAGAGTTGGTAATAAAATCGCCAGTTTCTGTTTTTAAAACGTAGTCTCCAGTTTCATTATTTAAGCTATTGATTTGATTTTGTAAATCTCCGCTAATACCAGTTGTATAATCAATTGTTGCGTAATTAGACAAATCAACACCAGTAATGAAACCAGAAGGATTTGAATTAGGATAGAATTGTCCAGTTTCACCTGGACGCACAATTTCACCAGTAACTAAATTAAAATATTGTCCAGAATTAAGGTGATAATATTGATTACCAGAACCACCCTGCAAGCTGCCAAGTAAATTATGATTAATCTCATCGCTTCCGCCACTTATATGAGTTACTGAATGTGTAGGAAAACTTATACCAGCGCCTATAATTAAAGTTTCATCAACACCAACATTTATTGTTGTCGATGGCGGTTGAATTACGGATATGGTTATATCACTCATTTTGTAGAGCTTTTTATAATATAAACTGGTCCAGATAACAATTTATCTGGACATTGACCAGACCTATCGGCATATAAATCCCAATAAGATGGTGCTAAATCAAGACCCAATGTTTGTAATGCATCTAAGCTTATTTTTGCTATGCCGCTTGACTCATTAAGCACTTCAGTTTTAAAAATAGCTTGTAAAGCATCGTCAAAATCTCTACGAATTTGACCAGTAAGAGACACACCGCTTAAATTATATATATCTCCGCCTTTTTGTATTGTAAGCGTTAAATCATAACAAGCTCTTTGTTCAATAGTTATTCCAGTATTTGCAGCACTCATCAAAGATTATTACACCCAATCTATCTCTTCTGGAAGATATTTACACGTCAGTTCTTCACCAATTTCAATATTTTTAATGGCATAATACGTATCTGTCTCTAAATGATGATATAAATTAGGTTCTTCAGAATGATTTACATAATAAGATGGGCTAATTTTATTCACTGGGCAATCTATCCAAAATCCATGTTCATTGTGATTGCACATTTGTTTAATGTAGCGACTTATATTTTGCTCAATTCCTTCAATCTCAAACCATTGAATAAATTTATTCGTATTCGTGGCGAATACAATATCTTCTTTTTCAATTTTACTCATTGCAAAAACACCAACTCCAGCATTATTAATTTTACTTGGGGCAAGTTTTACAATAGTCTTATCAAAGAGTTCCTGTAGTATTTGATTTCTGAGGTTCATTTGTAAATTCTGTCATATAACTATAATCTGTATATTGCGTCCTTTTATTTTCGACGCTATATACAGTTAAATCTATTTTATATCCTGGGTTTTTATCAATTGGGACATCCACCCAAGCATCATCATGCCATATAATTCTGTTGTTAGGGTAAGCGTAAAAATTACCATTATCCATTTTAAACAGGTGGGCGCATTTATGTTCGGGTGTTTCAGAGAAATTAGTATCTAGAATTGATTTATTTTCCCACCCCCAATCCAAAGTGAACATATATTCACCCCATTCTTTTTTGCCAAGTGGATTAATAAGCTTCGCTTTCAATCCCTTGAGTCGCGCTCTTACTTGCACATCAACATATGGGCTAAAACAATCCCAATACATTGCGTGTTCCAATGGAGCTGGATCGCATTCTTTCCAGCAAAATGCAGTAATTGGTCTGCGCGTCCAGTTGACACCATTGGTTAAAAAAGCCTCAAAAAGCGGAACTCTTTTTTCGATTGAAGCAACAGAATGAACATCGCATGAAGTATACTCCCCATGTCCTTTCTCATGATTAAAAAGATACTCATTTCTTATTAAACAAGTAATAGTAGGAATATTGTGATTTAAGTAAGACATTTATTTTAAATACTCATTAAGGCTCTTTTTAAGATTGTCCAAAATAAATTGTACATTTTCTTTTTTTGTATATCCTGAGCTTTCGGATTTACACAAAACAATACCAAGGCATTTTTTTATGTCAAAATTTTGTTTTAAAAACGTCAACACTAAATTTATTTTTTTTAATATTTCATTTTTTGAAAAAACTAATTCATCAAAATTAATATCAAACGCTTCATTAAAAAAATCTATTTTTTCCAATCTATTTAAATGACACATAAAAGATAAAAAATCTTTTTCGTCTTTAATTTTTGAAAAGTCAATTAACATTTTTTCAAAATCATTGCTTGGAAAGCTTTTTTTTAATTGATCAAGCTCGTTTTTAAATGGATTTGAGCAACTAAAATAATCACAATCAATAGATAAAAACCATTTTTCATCATTAATTTTAAATTTATTTAATTTCTCTTCAGAAACAACTTGAAAAGAAAATTTCTTGCTATTTATTGGTGCATTTTTGCCATACACTCCATTTAAATAACAAAGTTTATGGTTCAAATCAAATACTAATGTATTATTTTTATCTAACCATAAACTAGATTTATAAAAACCGTCTTCAAATTCATTTAAATTTTTATTATTTTTGATCCATAGATATTTTTTTAAAAAACCCCCATAAACTAAATAAGTAATAAAAGAACCAATAGTTGGCTCCTTCCCTAATTCGTAAACCCCCAAATCACTATGTGAATCTACATTCACAAAAATAAAATCATTTTTGCTTTTTTTTGACGCTTCTTTAATTAAATCAACAATTTCATTATGCTCTTCTATAACTTCTATTTTCATAAAAAAGCAGTAATTTATTATTTAATTTTGTGGATTTTTAATTACATTTACAGCATCAATAATTGAACTGATGGCATTACGAATTTCTAAATTTTCTTCAGCCGCAGACCAGATATCCTCGATATGAATTCTTTCTACGGATGAATGAAGAATTTCTTTTGTTTCTGAGTTGTATGGACTTAATTCAATATGAACTCTTCCACTTTCTACTTTTGGCGCTTCAATAATAATTCTTGAAATCCAAAAATGTGGATAAGATTTTTCTTCTACTTGAGCAATAACTACTGGTTGTGTATTTTGTATTATCATATTAATTATATTTGTTTTTTTTAATTTTTAAATCATATTATAGATATATAGCAAATTTATAAATAATAAATATGATTTATTGGTTGATTGTTTGATATATTATCACTAGATAAATCGCCCCAAAAAACAGTTGATGTATCAGTTGGATTGGAAAAGTTTAAAGCAAACGATGTTAATGTTGCTGGTTGAGAATCAAAAGTCCAAAGCGTTTCACCAAATTGCGGCCAAACAATTATTCCATCCAAATATATTCGATCAACATTTTGGCTACCTATTTTAACATTATTTGCGGTATTTAACATATTATCCAATTATAATATAAAGAGTGGTTGGATTTGGTGTTAATGAATTATACTGACTCTGAGTTAATCTCGTGATTGATGCGACCCCTCCAGAATTTACAACAAATCCCGAAGGATTAGAATTAGCGTAAAATTGACCAGTTTGACCTGTTAACACATAATCGCCAGTAGCATTATTAAGATTTGTGATTTGTGTTTGTAATTCACCGCTTATTCCAGTTGCATAGCCTTGTGTTACCGCCTCTCCGCTTAAAAGGACTCCAGTTGTGTTAACTGTTGGACGAGATTTGAAATTTGTTAGACCAGATATATTTATAGAGCCACTAAAAGCATCTATATAAATATTATCATCACTTACTGATATGTTATTAGTATAATAACCTCCCATGCCAACAACTCCACCTGAAGGAGCTATCCAAGATTGACCATCAAAATAAGAATTATTAACTGAAAGAGTTCCGCTGATATTTAAATCATTAGCGAATGTTTTTACTCCACTTATAGTTTGATTGCCAGTAGTAGCAACACCATTTATTCTCGTAACATCAATTGGATCTAATTCACTATGGTAAAAATTACCAGCAATACGCTGCGGTTTCCAAACTACACCATCAGAAGAAATAAAAATTAAACTTGTCCCCAAAGGTAATGAACTACCACTAAATGTATATAAAGTCTGTTCTAGATTAGGATCATAAGAATTTCCTGTCCAAACGCGCTGTTTTATAGCAATAGGTCTGGTAAGTGAACTAATATTAATCCTTAATAAGCCACCATTACGTACTAAAGAATCGCTACCATAACCTCCAGTTGGTAAGAATACTACACCAGTTCCAGAAGTCATATAACTTGTAATTCCTAAATTTATATTGTAACCAGTTTGAACATATCCAGTTGCATTTGTATTATCAAGGAATATATTACTATTAATGGTTGAATCGAAAATTGTATTATTATTTTTATCGTATAAAATACCTGAAATTGTTTTATTTCCTTGGACTGTCTGATTACCAGTAAGCATAACAGCTGTAGTATCTAAGGCTATTTCACCACTCTTAGATGGGAAAGCGTAGGAATAAGAATCTGGGTTTTCGCTACCACCATAAATCTTGGTAATTTTTCCATATTGATATTGTGTGGTATTTGGACTTGAATAATTCGTCTCATCAGCGCTAATAAAAGAAAAATTAGCATAACCCAAACTCGACCTTCTTACTAATGTGTTTGGTAAACTATAATCAGTAGACGCTATATCAAAAACAAAACCACTTAATCCACTAATTGAATCGTTTACAAATTTTGTTGAGGCGATTGTTTCTAAATTATTAAGATCTTGAGATCTACTTCCAATACCAAATTTAAAATTCTCAAAATCATCAAAACCAATAATAGCGCCAGAATCATTTACGCCTGTTAATCCAGATCCAGTAACAAAGAAAACGCCACCATCTGTAGCGCCACCAGTTACATTTAATAATAAATAATTACTAGAAACATTTGTATTTGTGCTACTTACAATTGTTTCCGAGCCAGTAACATAAAGATTCCTAATATAAACATCTTCTTCAAATTTTTTATAACCACTAATGACTTGATCACCAGTAGTATAAACTATATTTGATTTTATTTTTTCTAAATCTGCAACTGGGTTTAAAAATATACCATAAGATTTTGTTCCAGTAGCGCTTTGTGGGTAGGTTTCAAGAAATATTGGAGTTGTTTCTGTTGGATTTGTTGGCGAGCTAGTTAACCAATCAACGTTTTCATAATTAACTGTATAAGAATTACCACTTGACTGTCTTAATATCCATGATATTTTTTTGAATCCAGTTTCTGGTGATCCAGTTGGAAAACCTAAATCTAAAAACACATGATTTTGCAATGTTAAATCTTTTACTAAAACTAAATTTTTATTAGAATAATCTCTATTAACAACGTCATCAATATTAACTGGAGTTTTAAGTGATTTTAATTCTAAAAATGATTTTACTCCACTTATGGTTTGATCTCCAGTATTATAAACAATATTGCTTCCATATAAATCTCCAGATGCTTTTATGTATCCAGAAGCTAATATATCACCAGCGACATTTAATTTTGCAGAAGGATCTAAAGTACCTATGCCCACATTATTTGTATCATTATCAACAAATAATGTATCGCTGTGTACTAAAAAAGATTCAGTTACAGATAGGTTTCCTGTAATTGTTACATCATTATAAATTGTAAGTGGTCCTGTTGCCATAGTTTTAGAAAAGTTTAGACATTATATTGTATTGCCCGTCTACTGTTACGTTAGCATCAGGCGCGACAGTGCTGTATGTTGTGGTAGAATAAACGGTTGTAGGTGCGGTAGCTGATAGACTGTTAACCGCATTTATTTTAATTTGATCTAAGAATATATCTCTTGTTGCAGTAGCAGTATCAATAGAAATGCCAGTTCCACCAGTTTGCAATCTTAAGTTTCGTAAGACTGGAGAGTTAGTTCCTCCAGTGTATGCAAAAACAATGCATGGACTAGATGAGTCGTTGTTTAAGTTGACTCCACGATACGAAAATCCATTATGATTAACAACGCGAATAGTCGCATCTGTAGAATTTCCTATGACAGTCCATATGTCCATAGTAACAGATACACTAGTATTGCAGTTTAAAAATTGTTTACATGACGCGGTGTGGGAACGGCGAATTACCAGTATTCCACTTCCTGTCAACACAAATCCGTCTGTTGTAGGTGCTACAATGCTCGCAAAACTTGTATTTAATGTGCCTCCAGATATTCTAAATAGTGTGTCTGTTGAGGTGCTTGTAATGCTTTGATACTCTAAAAATAGAGTTCCATTTGATTGTGTTAGTATGCCCGCTGTATTGCTTAACGCAAATTGAGCAAATCCATTAACTGTTTTAGTTTCATTTGCAGTAAGAGAAAATGCAACTATATTACCAGGAATTGTAATTAATGCCGCTGTTTCAAAATATATATTACCCTTGCCGTTTAATGAAATTTGTGAAGATATCGTATAAGACCCCGCACGAACATAAACTGTATCACCATTTGTAGACGCTGTTACAGCTGCTTCTATAGTCCTAAATGGTTTAAATTGATCATATTTTGATAATTGTGTTGAATTTTGTTTGCCATCAACGCTTTGTAATTGTCTCACATCCGTTCCAACAACACTATCAACTATTATTGTTTTTCCTGCTGGATTGTTTGCGTATGACAATGCATTAAGCACTCCTGCAACATTTAAGTCGCCACTCGCATAAATCCCACTTGCAAAATCTAAAGATAAAGAATGTTCATATTTTGAAACGTGTTCTCTATTTTGTCCGTCACCCAAAACAGATGCTCCACTATGACCAGAAAGTATTTTACTATTTCTTCCGCCGCCAATAAACGAGTAATCTCCACTTGTGGTATTACCAGAACCTCCTAGAATTATTGAGTATTGGCTTCTTATGTTATTGGAGATTCCTCCGAGTATATTTGAATGATTTCCAGTTATAAAATTATCAGATCCGCCGCCAATAAATGAGTAATTTGCTCCAGTAAATCCTTGTCCAGATGATCCAATAATATTACCACTACCACCGACAATACTTGAGCAGGTTCCAGTTACTATATTTCCACTTCCCCCGACGATTACTGAATTTTCTCCAGTAGTAATTGTATTTCTTCTTCCACCAACAATTAATGAATTACTAACTACACGACCACTTAATGTATTAAATTCTCCACCAACAATTAAGCAACCATTTGAAATATGACCAGAAAGTTTATTTTGCCAACCGCCACCAATAAATGAGTAATCAGATGATATAAAATTATCATATCCATTTACAATAGCTGAATAATTATTAATTGCTTGATTGAAAGTGCCGCCACAGACAACATTATAACCACCATTGGTTGAATTATTGCTTCCGCCGCCAATAAAAGCACCCGCGCCGAGAGAAGTATTATTGATTCCACCAACTACAGCGCCATAAATATCGACTCTATTTCTGAATCCACCACCAATAAATGAATAGTTTGATGTAGCAAAATTTTCATATCCATTTCCTATAAATGTGCAATATCCTTCAGATATATTATTTACTCCACCTACAATTGCTGAATTTTCATATGTTGATTTATTATTTTTTCCTCCTACAACAATAGCCCAATTACCTGACGCTGTATTTAGTTCTCCCCCACCAATTGTAGAAGAACCTCCAACAACTCTGTTGCTGGTTCCGCCAGCCACTGTTGAAGCAACGCCCGTGATAAAGTTTGACGAACCACCGCCAACAGCAGAGTAGCTACCAGTCACTTGATTGCCAGTACCGCCAGCAATTGTGGTTGCGATTCCTGTCGAGAAGTTAAGCGATCCACCGC